GGCGCTGCATCAGCTACCGGCAACCGAGGCGCTGCATCAGCTACCGGCAACCGAGGCGCTGCATCAGCTACCGGCAACCAAGGCGCTGCATCAGCTACCGGCAACCAAGGCGCTGCATCAGCTACCGGCGACTATGGCGCTGCATCAGCTACCGGCAACCAAGGCGCTGCATCAGCTACCGGCAACCAAGGCGCTGCATCAGCTACCGGCTACCGAGGCGCTGCATCAGCTACCGGCGACTATGGCGCTGCATCAGCTACCGGCTACCGAGGCGCTGCATCAGCTACCGGCAGCCAAGGCGCTGCATCAGCTACCGGCTACCAAGGCGCTGCATCAGCTACCGGCTACCGAGGCGCTGCATCAGCTACCGGCAAAGAAAGCATAGCTCTTGCTGCCGGAAAGGATTGCAAGGCAAAGGGAGCATTAGGATGCTGGATTGTGCTTACAGAACGTGGAGAATGGGATGAGAACACTTATCCTATCATTTCAGTCAAAGCGTTCAAAGTAGACGGTAAGTCAATCAAAGAAGATACATTCTATACTTTAATAAATGGAGAAGCAGTGGAAATGAAATAGCAATTTCATTCCAGCCGCATCAAAGGTAGTGCTATTACCGTACTAAAAGCCGTGAGAGAAGCGAAGTGCGCACCGCTTCCCTTTAACCTTGTACGGGCGGTCTAAAAACACAATACAATGGAAAATGAACTTGAAGAACTGTACAAGGAGCTGAACGAAGTCAAAGCTTGTGATTTGGAATATCTTCCCAAATACGGCTATTCTTCAAAAGAAGAAATCATTCAGCTTATAGAGGAAGATATTGAGGAGTTGCGCGCAGAACTCGAATGTAATCAATATGATTATACACCTGACGAATTCGAAGACGAAAGGATGTTTCTTTGCGTTAGTCAAGGGCTACCAAGATATTGTTAAACTAAAAAACATTTATAATGAGTACAATAACGACAATCCCGCAGCTTAAATCAATGCTTGCGAATGACAATGTGAAAGCACGTTTCAAAGAAATTCTCGGAAAGAAAGCGCCGGGATTTATCAGTTCGATAGTAGCGGTTGCCAATAGCAATACATTGCTTCAAAAGGCAGAACCACAGTCTATCATGAATGCCGCTGTGGTAGCAGCTACTTTAGATTTACCTATCAATCCCAATCTCGGATTTGCTTACGTTGTCCCTTACGGCAATCAAGCGCAATTTCAAATGGGCTGGAGAGGTTTTGTTCAACTTGCTATGCGTAGCGGTCAATATAAGACAATAAACGTAAATGAGATATATGAGGGGGAGATAAAGAAGTCGAACCGATTTACCGGAGAATATGAATTTGGAGAACGCGCTTCTGATAAGATAGTAGGCTATATGGCTTATTTCAGTCTCATCAACGGTTTTGAGAAGTTTCTCTATATGAGCAAGGAAGATTGCGAAAAACACGGAAGGAAGTTTTCACAAACGTATAAACGCGGCACAGGCATATGGTCTACCGACTTTGACTCTATGGCAAAGAAGACAGTTTTAAAAATGCTACTTTCTAAGTTTGGTATCTTAAGTATTGAAATGCAACGTGCCCAAACATTCGACCAGGCTATTATAAAGGATAACCTGGCAGAAACCGACATAGACGAAGCCGAAGTGTCGTACAATGACAATCCCGACAATGAGGAAGCCAGACGCAATGCAATGAAAGAGGCTTTGCAGGAAGCGGAAGTTGTCGATGAAAATACAGGCGAATTATTTAATACTGAGACAAAATGATTGAACAGGGTAGTTTTGGATGGCTTCGCCAACGCCTGGGGAACTTTACGGGAAGTCGCATCGGGGACTTAATGACAAGCGGAAAGAAAGGGGAGCTGTTTGGGAAGACAGCCCTTTCATACATGTATGAAGTCGCAGCAGAAAGAAACCTACTCCCTAAGTATATTGAAGATGATTATCTGTTTGAGATATACCAAAACCAGGTAAGCATCAACAACAAGTTTATAGAGTTCGGACACGAAAATGAAGATTTTGCCGCCGAACGTTACCAGCTTGTCACAAGATGCGAACTTGAAGAGTGCGAAAGTATACAGCACCCTACAATACCTTACTTCTCCGCTTCTCCCGACCGCATAGCGATTAAAGACGGCTTAAGAAAGGTGGTGGAAATAAAATGCCCAACTCCTAAAAAGTTCATGGAGTATATGAATGAGGTTAAGGATAACGATACGCTTAAATCAGTAAATCCTCTATACTTCTACCAAGTACAAGCGGAGATGTCCTGTACAGGATTGAGCAAAGCTGATTTTGTCGTTTTCTGCCCTTTCCTGAAACATAACATTCACATTGTAGAGATAACAAGGGACGATGCCGTAATCGCTGAATTTGAGAGACGGATAACCGAAGCAAACAAAATCATTAATCAAATACTGAATAAAAAATGAATTTAACCGGAAGCGTAAATTTGCTAAAGCTCGAAAAAGCGGGCATAGCAACAATCAAGAATAAGAAATGCGTTGTCATTCCGATAGAAGAAAACGACCTTTATGTAAGTATGGACGAGAACCTGAAAGCAAAAGCCGTCTATCTTAACGTTAATATTAATGAGCGTAGAGAGCCGAGCCAATACGGCAATACCCATTACTGCAAACAATACTTATCAAAGCAGTATAAGGATGCGAACAAGGCAGAAGCAGAAGCCAAGTCAAAAGTTTACCTGGGAGACTTCAAGCCTTATGAATTTGTGGGTTCCGGGAATGCTGCGGCTACGGTGGATGCACCATCCCTACAGACTGACGGGGAAGACGACCTCCCGTTCTAATGTGTAACCTATAAACATATAATATCATGCTGTACGAATTTAAGCTAAAAGTAAACAAGGTTAACGAGAAAGGCGATGAAAAGGAAGTCACCGAACATTACATAACCGATGATGAGCTTTTCGGTCATGTGGAATTGAAAGGCAATGAGCTATACAACGGTGAGTGTGATGTTTTCGCAATCAGCCGGAGTAAGATACGTGAGATTGTCAATGAGAAGCAGGAAGATGAGTTCTTCTATAAGGTTACTCTTGTTGAGATTTTCGTAGACGAAAACGGGAAAGAAAAAGAGAACAAGTATTATGTTCTAATAGCCGCAAAAGACATGGACGATGCCAACAGAAAGGCAGCGGAATACATGAAACAGGGGCTTCAAGATATGAAGCTGGACGCTATTGCAAAGACAAAGATTTTAGACTTGATATAATTAACCGAAAGCCCTCTGCTCACGCAGAAGTCCCGTGAAAGGTTCGGGTTAAGTGATTTAATTTCAGCTAACAGTTAACTATCCCGGTGTGGCTTGACCGCCTATCCGGGAACTATTTGTTAACCTGCCTGCTCGGTCTGTGAAGATATGGCGGGCAAACGGGGAATATGGTAACGTTGAACGTATTGGGCGGTTATTCTTTTTGATTGCTAATTATTTTGTTTTAAAATTAGTATTAGTTATTCATTAGTTTATTATCCTTTACCATCCAGCAAAATAACGTGTTCTGTTCGATTCGGAACTTCCCCACTAACTACAACTCATTATGAAACTTACAATAACCAAATCCGAAGGCGCAATCATTCAGAAGCTTATCGAAGACCGAAAGTCAGACATTCATAATATTGGAGGTGACAGCAAGCAGGCAGAGCGTCTAAGTAAACTGAACAAGAAGATTGCAAGGCAGATAAAGAAACAATACAAGACATGAGTCCTTACGTAATAACTTCTGCGGTTCTTATTACCTATGACGGAAAGAAGATACCGTTGGAAAACATAGAGAGTGAAATAATAACCCGACCCATCCAGTTGACTAAGGAGAGGATACTTGATGCTTTCTCCATGATGAAAGATAAGCCGGTGGATGTGGAACTTAAAATCAAACATATATGAGCAATTATGTTACAGTTACGGCAGAGGTGGAATTTGACATGGAAGATTATATAGATGATATTCTTGAAAAATTGTCAGACGAAGAGTTAATTAAAGAGCTTGAGGACAGAGAGTTTGTTGTTTACGAAACAGCATCCTTACTTCAAATTGAATTTAACAATCCGACCGATTTGAAAAGGCATTTATGCGACATAGTTAATGTAGGCTATTGCATATCCAATGAAGAACTTATCAATGAAATAAAATTAAAACTACCATAATTTGCATGAGACATTTAGAAGACAAACTCCAAAAAGCTTGCGTGAAGTGGTTTGATTACACATATCCCAAATATAGACTAACTCTCCATCACTCTCCAAATGGCGGAAAACGTAATTCCATTGAAGCTGCAAAGTTCAAGCAGATGGGCGTTCGTGCAGGATTCCCCGATTTGATACTTCTTATACCGAATAAGTTTTATCCTTTCTGTGGGGTAGAATTAAAGACTAAAACAGGCAGGCAGTCGGAGAATCAGAAAGCCTATCAGAAGGAGTTTGAGAGTATCGGCGCTAAATATGTCGTTGTCCGGTCACTTGATGAGTTTATAGAAGTGGTAACAGACTATTTGAAAGAAATGTAATGTTTAATGAAAAATAAAAATACAAGTGTTATGGAAATAGAAATAAAAATCAACATCCCAGAAGAAGGGAATAATATTATTGATAAATCAACCTTTTCACTCTCTATAGTGGGAATGCCTATTAAAAATCGGGAAGCATTGAAAACACTCCCCGATAAAATAAGGCAATCGTTTATTGACAGCGTAGAATTATTGACAAACAATTCTGTTTCTGACAGATTTATTAATTGCATAGACGGAATTAAGAATGCACCGCTCGCTCCGGTGCAAGCTCCTCAATGTAATGAATGAAATATTTACAAATAGTGTGATACTTTTGGAAGTCAACTTTACACTTATGATTATCAAATGAAATTCCCGAAAAAGAAAGTTCCATAAGTCCTTTTGCCTCATCCAATAGCGGAAGCGTCTTGTCATAAGAGTATATAAGGTGGATAAGTTCTCTTGAAAGGTCTTTCATTTCAGGATAGCTAAAAATATCGTTTTCATCATATTCTCCTTTGACTAATTTTGCCTTTTCAATAAGCTCTTTTGCTTTTTCGATGTAAAATTCTTTAGTTCTCATTATTCTTAATTTTTGAATTGACGACACAAAGTTAAGAAATCCCGTGAATGATTGGGTTTGTTCACGGGAACTATAATTATTTGGCTTTTTCCTTTGGCATTTTGATTTGAGTGTGTATCTTTGCGGCAGTTTCAACGCCAAAGAAGCTGACATAAGATTAATGACGTGGATTTTTTATATCCATTTGACTGCTTATATCTGAAAAGATAAAAGGCTGTTCGCATTCCCTTGTTGGCTACGCATTAATCTTGTGTAGTTTCTTTGGCGAGAAATTGGGAAGCGGACAGCTTTCTTTTTATACATAACTCAAATTTTGTTCAACAATGCCAAAGAAAACAAAATTAGAGAATGGGAGAACAATATGTACCCCACAATCTACGTTAGTACACGAAACGTACGCCCTCACTTTATCTTCTTCAACCGAAGAAATCAAACGTTATTTCAAAGCTATTTTAGAACTTTCAAAGTCAAATCTTTCCTATCCAGTAAACCTTGATAGTTGCTGGATGCTATGCTATTCCGCTAAAGATAAAGCGGTACGTGCTTTAAAGGAAAATTTCATAGAAAATATTGATTATCAGCCGCTCGCCCAAAATGGTGAGCGAACGAGAGGCGGTCAAAACAAGATTGACTATCACCTCTCCGTCTCCTGCTTAGAATACTTCATTGCCCGCAAAGTTCGCCCCGTATTTGACGTGTACCGTGAAGTCTTTCACAAGGTGAACGAGATTGCGCCAAAGGTTGTAAAATCAAGCGCAGCCGACAAGCGGAAAATCGCAAAGCTCGAAAAGGAACTGGAGTTTACGAAAAAACTTCTCGAATGGACAAGATGGAGCGAACGCAGGGAGATTGAATTAAAATGCTCGTGCTTCTCTTTCCTCGTAAAGACGAAGCAGTACGATAAGTGGGCGGAATACAGAAGAACGGGGATAGTCAAGAAGTAACAACCATGATTGAAATACTTATCGTGTTTGGTAGTCTTTTATCGGGCTACCTCACTTTCCGAAAAAAGGGAGAGAAACTTTTCTATTGAGCAAAATCTAAAAATAAACAATAATATTTATGAATGAATTAGTTTTTAAAGGTCAGAATGACCAAGTATTAACCAACAGCTTATTGATAGCTGAAAAGTTTGGAAAAGAACATCAACATGTTTTGCGTGATATAAGAACTCTTATAGAGGGTATGTCCGAAATTGGTGATACCCCCATGTTTGTAGAGAGCACTTATATTAATGAGCAAAACAAGCAAGAATATCCGATATTTATAATGAATCGGGATGGGTTTACTCTTTTGACAATGGGTTTTAATGGCAAGAAGGCTCTTAAATTCAAATTAGAATATATCGCGGCTTTCAACGCAATGGAGAAAGCATTGAAAGAACAACAAAACAAAAAACTTTCTGGTGCAGAATTTCTTCTTGAGCAAGCAAAGTTAATGGTTGAGCAAGAACGCAGACTTTCAAATGTAGAGAATGAAATTGCGGCAATGAAGAAAGAGCGGGAAGAAAATGGGAAGCTGCTTTTATCTTTATCGTTATCACCGGAAGTAATACCTCAATTGTCGATACGAGACAATATCCGACAATTGGTAAATAGATACGCAGAGGCGACAAATACTTCTACTCGGGATGTGTATCACAAGATATATAACCAATTGTATTACCTATATCACATATCAATAAACAACTATAAGAAAGTAAGACGTGACGAATCAAAGCTTGAAATTGCAGAAAGAAACCATTTCCTTGACAAAGTATTCAATATTGCGTCAAACTTAGTTCGTGAGGCTAATATATCATGCTAACATTAATCAATTATACTAAAAATGAAAACAGACGTAAGAACAGTGTACCATTGCGAACACTGCAATAAAATATCACTCAATAAAGGAGCTATGACGTTACATGAGGATAAATGTAAGAGAAACCCCGTTAATAGGTCTTATTGTATAGGATGCAAGCATCTCACAGTAGAGGATATAGAATATAACGATAAACCTGATGAATGTGATTATGATGAGTTCGCTCCAAGTGTAAGACCTCGCCGCAGATTTATATGCGATATAGACAACAAGGTAATGTATCATCCAAAAGTCAGAACGTTCAGTAAAAAGAAAAGAGAGCTGATATTTAGCATATCCCAAAAGCCTATGCCTAATGAGGTTGAAGAGTGCGATAATTTTGAAGATAAAATACCGGATTTCACTTTTTAATATGAAAACAATAAAGCAGCAATCAGAAGAGTATGCGTTGAAATATCCTTCCGAAATCCGAAATGAAATAGCGAAAGCATGGATAGACGGGAGAAACTCAATAAGGAAGAAAGAAGTGCTTGACCTCTATTTCGTAGAGGAAGAATACAAGGATATATTCATATACTGGCTCAACTACAAAAAAGAGAGGGGGCAGCCATACAAGCAGACCGGAGCAGAGGCATGTTACCGGAAGCTATTAACTCTTTCGGGAGGTGACAAGCAGATGATGATTGCAATAATAGAGCAAAGCATGAGTAATAATTACCAAGGGTTATTTCCACTAAAAGACAATGGGAACAGAAATCACACTAACAAGCAAGGAAATAGCGGTTCTATCTTCCAGGCAGCTGATTGCTATCTGCAAGAACATCAGTAATGAGATAACTTCCATAAGCCAAGCGATAAACGCACCTCCCATACAATTATCACAATGGAGGAAAGATAACGAAACCTGCATAAAGGCGGTTCTTGTAAAGTTCATAGAAGGCACTCTGTTGTTTTACGGCCGTAGCCGCGAGGATATGAATGACTATCAAGTAGCATCCATTGTAAGCTCTATTCTTGACAAGTATTATTATTTCAGAATTGAGGACGTTTGCCTTTGTTTTAAACGGGCAAGGGAAAACTCATCATACGGTGGATTTTACGGCAAAATAGACGGTTCTGTCATCATGAGTTGGTTTGCCACTTACGATAAGGAGCGGGATGAAGTGATACACTCAATGCCGGAAGAAAAAATTAATGTTTTTACCGGAGAAGAATATAGCCGGGAAGAGTACATTGAGATGTTGAAAGCTAAAATAGCCGGTGGAGACCTGTACGCAAACGAAGCATTGCGGCGTGTTGGTACATTCGAGCGTATAATGTTTGATAGACGTGGAGAGTACGCCAGTTATAAGTATTGGCGAAAACATAAATTTGACAATAAAGTATGAGACTTACAATATGTTGGACGACAAGAGGCAGGCAAAGACGCTTTTACTATGATATATGCAAAAAGTTTGGCATATCGGATTACATGAGTGTTAATCATGAGACGCCATGCGATATAAGGGATGAAGATATGGAGCTGTTGAAGGAATGCGAAAAACGAGGGTTTATCCAAATAAGAAACAAACGGTAAATAATCATGGACATAGAGATTGGAAAGAAAATCGAACAATTGGAGTGGCAGCATGACAATGTCATGCGCATACGCCGCCCGTTGGTGGCAAGGAAGTATCAGCGCATGATTGATGAACTTGCAAAAGAGAGCAGAAACAAGAATATGAACAAGGCAGAACAGGCAAGGCAATGACTACCGACACGGCAAATCAGATAATCAGCAAATATGAGAGCCTTGTAGTTCTGTGCACCTACAACATATTGCTCACGAACGACATTTGTTGCGGGCAGGTTATCGAGTGCCTGCATGCGATGAAGAGAACGCCTTATTACAAACAGGCATTCAAGCGGTATTTGAATGATGCCGATAAGGCAAGAAAGGAATACGAGCGTACTGTAAACAGCGTTATCGGTTCAGACCGGAGCGAGTTTTTCGCCGACTGCAACGACAAGTATACGGAAGAAGTGAACAAGCACGTGGATATGCTGTATTGGCAGTTCAAGCAGGCTCTTGACGATAACGGCATATCCCATTCCGCAGAGATTGCAAGGTTCGAACTTGCAAGAACATTGTGTGATTACGCCTGCATCCAGTTTGACGAAAGGATTAAAGAGCTTCGGAAGAAAGATGCACGGTTCAACGGGTTCACGTTGGAATATTTGAAGCTTTCAAATGTGGCAAGGATGATGAACCTTGCTTCCGACTGTTTGAAAATCGGGAAAACGGTCAATATGAACACAGAGCGGTGTACAGCAGCGTTTGATGTGCTGGTAAGAAAGCTGTCGGATGCGGATAATATTGCCAACGCGATAAAAGTTTAGTGAGATGAAACCTATTTATAACCTTATAACCCTCCTCATGGACTGGCTTTCGGTAGAGGTCGGAGTGGATGAAGAGTGGTTCTGAACAAAGACATCATGGTGCAAGATGTGTGTTTCGGAAGACAATCGGGAACGGAATAAAAGAAAGGAAAACAAATGAATTTACAGTCAAAAATAGATTATTCAATAACCTTGCTTCGCAAGAGTGAAAGAATGGCATTGGAACTTGACCCGGAGAATGGATTCTATTTGGCATTCTCCGGCGGAAAAGATAGTCAGGCATTATACCATATTGCAAAACTGGCAGGAGTAAAATTCAAGGCTCACATGAACCTTACAAGTATAGACCCGCCAGAGGTTATTCGCTTTGTGAAACGGAATTATCCGGATGTGGAGCTGATAAAGCCTAAGATGTCAATTTACTACATGGCTTTGAAAAAGCACTTATTGCCTACAAGAACGATAAGATGGTGTTGTGCCGAGTTCAAGGAAACATCCGGTGCAGGAAAGGTTACGCTGATTGGAATCCGCAAGCAGGAAAGCACAAGACGGAGCAAGCGTGAGGAAATCGAAATCAGTTCCCATAAGTTCAGCGGGAATTTCGACCAGTGGAGCGAACACAAAGAACAGATGGTAACATGCGTGAAAGGCAAGGACAAGATACTTGTTTCTCCAATTATCAATTGGACGGAACGTGATGTGTTGGAGTTCCTGAATGAGGTGGTGAAAGTACCACACTGCAAGCTATATGATGAGGGATATAAACGGATTGGCTGCATTCTTTGCCCGATGTCGAACTATCGTCAGAAGATAAGGGATATGCAACGCTTCCCCCATGTAAAACGTAAATGGATTCAGACCATACAAAAGCTCATTGATGCCGGGTATCTCAATCGTAACTTTACCAATGCAGAATTCGGTTTTAATTGGTGGATTAGTGACAAGTCTTTTGACCAATATTATGCAGAGGAAGTGCTACAAGGGAAGATAGATTTTAGCGAATAGCAGAATGTGCCAATGAAAACAGTTAAACTTTCCAATTTAAAAGTCGGCGACCTTTTCATCCATAAAGGAACGGTGTACGAGATTATTACAAAGAGTAAGTGGACTTCCCAATGTAGGTATCTAAATGATAAATATCGCTTCGGTGGTTGGTGTCAATACTTGTATTGTGATTTTAGTAATTACACAAAAGTGGAAATTTAATATTAGCATGTGGTAAATATAAGAAAATTAAAAGTCATTGATTATGAAACAGACAGTAAAAGAAACAGCAAAAGAATTTGCAAAATCAGTAATTGATTCATTCGGAAGAAGCGGAGTTCCGGGCAGTATTTCCGATATTAAGGAATTTATTGCTCTTGGTTTTGAAAACGGCTCTGAATGGCGTATCAATAGCGTATGGCATAGTAACAATCGAACGTATAAAGCGCAAAAAACAGCTTTGGTTATATTCAAAAACGGCAAATTCAAGGTATATGATAACCTCACTGATCTGACAATCGAAAGTCTTTGGGGTGAGGTAGATAGATTTGCTTACATCGAAGATTTACTACCTAATATGGAGGATTAAATCATGAAACCAATTTTGCTTCAAGCAAGTTGGAAAAGATTGTGAACTACATAAATCAGAACATTCAATAAGGATAAGTTATGAAACAGACAGTAGAAGAAGCAGCCCGCACTCATTGGAGTGAAAGTACATATAATAAAGATGCAGAGCTTGCCTATGATGAAAGAGACAGTATAGCTATCAAGGCATTGGCAAAATCGGTTGCATTACGGGCTTTTAAGAAAGGTGCAGACTGGCAGTCAAAGCAATCGCCTTGGATAAGCGTTAAAGACAAGGCTGGTTATGACTCGTCAGATGATTGTATTGTAATGGTTACGAATGGCGATGTATTTAGAGCATATTTTTCATCTAAAGACGAATGGATAAAAAAGGATGGCGGTTCTTATGATGAAGTGATAGATGATGTTGTTGCATGGTTTCCCATCCCCTCTTTCGATGAGATACTCGAAGCCAACAAGGATGTACTGGAACGGATTAAGGAGAAAGGAGATTAAATATGAGAAAGATTGTACAGTTAGACGAATATGAGTATAGCAAGCTTGCGGACCTTGCCAAGCTCAATGAGAAAGAAATTGAAAAACGCGCCATTGACCTATGGAAAGAAAAAGGCGTGGCAGAAATAACAATCAATATAGATACTGGGGACTATAATGACTACTGTCATATTAATTGTTCTACATATTTCTTCTATAAAGATGACAGATTCTACATTCCAGAGAATGTACGGGAGAGATTCAGGAAAATTGTCAAAGAAAATGTGATGTGGAACATTGAAGAACGGTTCGGAGACTTAAAAGGAGCAATAAATAAATTCAATCGAGAAGCTAAATGGATTGGTTATACAAAATTCATATTTTACATGATGGCTTTGTCCGGTTGGGCTGTAGCTGCTGTGTTGTTTCTTATGCGTTAAAGGAGAAAAGAGATTGAATATGAAGATATATGGAATAATTAGAACAGTCTGGAACGGGAATAGTTATTCTTCCAATCCAGACGAAGATATATTTCTTTATTTGAGTAAGGAAGAACGGGATAAGAACATGCCCAAATGCGTTAGTAATGCCGATATTGAATACAACACTTTTGAAACAGAAACGGAGGACTAAACTATGAAATCAAAACAAGTATTATCAGTCGAACAGATGAAACATTTGCAGGAGCTTGGGCTGGATACAAGCGATGGAAGCATGTGTTTTGAGTGGAATGAATCAGATTCAGACAACATGGTTGTAACCTCTCCGGATGCCGATACGAATTACGACTATTATCATGAAACTTACACTTTGCAGGACATTCTCGATAAGCTGCCTTGTTTTATTGGCACACATGTACTAACCTTACAGAAGCTTGCAAATAGCGGAACATGTTTATATATGGAGCCTTATTCGCGTTCTATATTAAACCTGACAGAGAGTAAGGAACTTATTAATTCAGCCTACGAGATGCTGTGCTGGTGTATTAAAAACGGATATGTTGAAAAGAAGGGTAAATAATGAAAGCGAGAATAAAAGAGACTGGAGAAATTATCAATATTTCTGATTACGCACGTGTCACACTTGACAAGTGTGATAGTTACGGGAGTCCTATTGAATTAAGTTTTGATGAGGTTGAAATACTTCAAGAAAGGTCTGATAATATTGATTGGGAACAACGTAGATATGAATTGGCAAAATCCGCTATGCAAGGGTATTGTATTGCTTTAGGAATAAACGATGACAGTGAAACTTATGATGATATTGCAATAGGCTCTTTGAGGGTGGCTGATGCACTAATAAAGAAATTGGAAGGGAAATAACCATGGATATAGAAGAAGCAAAAAACAAGAAAGCGAAAGCCGAAATGGAGATAGCTCATATTCTGGAAAAACTTGAAACCGAAACGGGTTTAAAAGTTAGCAACATGTTTTATATATGCAGAGAAAATGATAAATCTGCGTTAGCTGTTTCCCCCATAGAGCATATAAAAACCAATATAATCTTAACGTTGTAATCATGGAAGTAAAGAACGGAATAATAATAGACGGAGTGCTGCATGAAGCGGTACAATATAAAATTAACTGTAAAAGATGTTCACTGCTATCTGTGTGTCATGAGTTTAATGCTGTTTGTGCCGTTATTGGTTGCGAAGCATTTGTTGAGCGTGGCAAAGTAACTGTTACATCTTATTATCGTGGAACACCTAAAAACGCTGGAGAAATAATCAAAAATAGATAAGGAGGAATAACTATGGGATTTACAACACCGTGTTTCATAAGAAAGAATACACCGGAGCTTCGGAAGAAGTTGGAGAAGTTGGGATATAGATTGTTTGGGGCGGAACTTAACGAAGATTTATGTATTTTCACTGAACCCGAACACAGTCTATATAGTGTTGAGTTTTTCAGTAACATTCCACATCCTGACGAAACCGATAGTGTTGATTGCGGAACCAACGAAGAACTTTTCTTGGCTATTGCTGCATTAAGGGATGATACAGGTGATAATCAACTATTTACTAATGAAAAGGGCGATTGGGGTATATACCGGGATGGCTCTGACGGCGGTTTACCTGGAATGGATTTCTATGGGATGCCTAATGATTTTAACTTATCATATTATCACAAGGCTACCGTAAACGAACTGATTGAACACTTTAAAGTATGAAGAAAAAAATTATCATTTTGGCAACAGTTGCACTATTCGGGTGCAATAACCCTGGAGAATACCCTATAGAACACCGTACAAGAGAGGGAAGCATAACTTATCTCAATGATAGTATAGTAGTCATTTGCACCAGCATAGAGGGACTTGACAACTACGAAACGAAGATTATTAATTTGAAAAGACAATAGCCATGACCGAAGAACTTGTGACATTAGAGACTGCGAAGCTGCTGAAAGAGAAAGGTTTCGTTTGGGAGTGTGAACACATAATAGACCGCAATAAGGTTATTACAAAATATGACCTTCCGCAAAGTATGTCGTGTTGTACGGAAATAGATGACGAACCAGTTGAATTTTTGTGTCCAACATTGTATATCGCCCAAAAGTGGCTGCGTAAAATAAGAGGTGTGTATGTATATGTAGAACCTGTTATTGGAAAAAGATGGAAGCTTTCTTTTTGTGATTTCAATGTTCCAACAGAAGAAAGCGACTGGATGGAGAACGAAATAAACAAAGGGAATGGCTATAAAGTATATGTCACCTACGAGGAAGCACTGGAAGCCGGGATACAAGAAGCATTAAAACTTATATGAGAATGGACCCTGTTGTAAATGATGCTTATAGGCTTAGAAAACTTTTAGAAAAAGCAACGGGGCTAAAAGTATATAAGTCGGAACTAATAGCCAACTATTTTAATGGCTATCTAAGTATAGTACAAGAGTATAAGAATGAAACCAATCCGCACATTACAGTAGCACAAGGTAGCTGGTCGATAGAAAACGGTGGGGAGTATAAAATTTCACTCTATACACCTACAATCGTTATTAAAGGCAAGAGGATACTTAATACTCGTTTTGTAAAAGATGTAGCCTATAAGATAGTGGAAGCATTAAATGATGAATTTGGGGAAGATAATTGGAATACGTGCAATGAGGAGTAAAAGTGTTGGCTTCCCATGTCTCGAAACTCTTTCTATTTACAAATCCCAAATTTTGAGAAATATTAAAACTTATATGATTATGAGCAAAGGAATTTACACAAAAGAAAATGTAGGTAATGGTGTATTCATCTTTACCGTCAATAAGAATTTTGTAAAACCTAAATTTTGGGGACTGCATGAAGAAAACGAACAGGCACAATGTGCAGTTATTATCCATGATGGCAATGCTTTATTCTTCTATCCGGAAGATATGGATAATGATACCCATATTCTTCTTGATTGGGAGAAAGAACAAACAGGAAAGATATATCCAACCACAGAAGAAGGCATGAAGGATACCGATGGAATAGGCAATACCAAAGCATTGGCTGCATCCGGAAGCGAAATTGCTGAGAAAGTCATAGCATTGGACTTATGTGGATTAAGTTGGCGCATTCCTACACTACAAGAGAGTGTCTTAGGGTATGAACATAAGGTTATGCTGAATGCAGCCTTAGCTATCTGCGGAAAACAACCAGTGAAAGATGACTGGTATTGGTGTTCTACGAGAAAAGGAAACAAACGCAATTTTATTCTCAGTTGGGGCGACGGTTTTAGATACGACAACATTCAGGACAGTGACGATTGGGTTCGCCCCGTGTCCGCTGCCTCTCTTAATTCACTTTAACCTTATAAATGATTACAACTATGGCAAAAGTATTTATAACAAAGTATGCCTTAACAGAAGGTATTAAAGAGATAGAAGCAGATATTATTAGAAGTAGATTTGAAGATAGAGAATATGTAATTGATGGTTTATGTTCTTACTTCTGTATAGGGGAAAACGCATTCACCGATAAATCCGAAGCGTTGAAAAAGGCGGAAGAAATGAGGATTAGGAAAATCGCTTCTCTTCGTAAGCAGATTGAGAAACTTGAGAAATTATCTTTTAAAGTAGAGGAGATTTGATTATGGAACAAGAAAGAAAAATCGGAGAGGTATTTGAATATAATGGAGAAAAAATTATCGTGAAAAAAGATAGCGATTTTATATACGGATGCGATAAATGCGTCTTTAATGGTAGACCGGAATGCTGTAATTATTATTGCTTGTATTTTGAAAGACAAGATAAACAAGATGTGCACTTTGAAAAAGTGGAGGATTGATTATGAAAGCAAACCTTATTTTATTTCTTGCAATATTCATCATATCAGCATTACTCATCGGTCACTTCCGACTGGCATTCTCACCGTTCAGTGTATCCTTTCCCTATTGGCATAGGGCTGTAGGAGTTGTTCTTATCGTTGTAGGATGCTTGGTCTACAACATAGGTGAGCATGTATCCGGTTACAAGAAAGGACTGGATGAAGGTATGGAGATTGTTTTGAAAGAGTTAAAAAAAAGATACAATGAAGAAGATAATGTTCAATGATAAATACAGTCTAACCCAGGCTGTATTGGATGGTCGGAAAACGCAGACAAGAAGAATCATTAAGTGTCCGAAAGCATATCAAGAAAATCCTGCTGGATGTTTTAGGATTACTGAATCAGATGATGTTAGCCCCCTTTTTGAGATTCTTGTATATGATAAGGACTGTAATGACTTTGTTCCAATGTTTATTCAGCCGAAGTACAAGGTTGGTGGAGTTTTTGCCATTGCACAATGTTATGAAAGTTTAGGGATGAATCCCGAAATTGCACTTAATGATAGGGACGGAATAGGATTTTATACTAAAACTAAATTCGCACCCGGTTGGAAAAATAAAATGTTTGTCCGCGCTGACCTCATGCCCCATCACATCCGTATTACCAACATCAAGATAGAACGGTTGTAAGACATTTCCGATGAAGATTGCCTGCGTGAGGGCGTTGAACTGAACACTCGCCAATATGAATATGATGGAACAAAAAAATATTGCGTCTGTGGATTGGGACATTGGCGAGCGATTGGCTGCACCGACTTTGATACCCCTCGTGAAGCCTTTGCCGCCCTCATAGATAAAGTCTCCGGCAAAGGTACATGGGAATCCAATCCCTATGTATTCGTTTATGAATTTGAACTGATTGATTAAAAACGAGAAAAGATATTGATTATGAAGCGTGAAATAAAGTTCAGAGGGAAAAGTGTTGATAATAATGAATGGGTGTATGGCGATTTAATTCATATTGGAAATGGATGTATTATATATCAAGGCTCACAAAGTGATTATGAAATTACCAATAAGACAGGTGTAGCTATCGAATTATTCGATGATGAGGTTTCAGTTGTACGTCCAGAGACGTTAGGTCAGTTCACGGGCTTATGCGATAAGGATGAAAAGGAAATCTATGAAGGCGACATACTTATGTGTGAGCAACATATAGCTCTTGTATTGTGGAACAAAGAACTTGCTACATTCGCATTACAATTCGATTTTGAAAAAAAAGTTGGCATGAGACCTTTAGGAGAATGGCATGCTATGACAGTCGTTAGTAATATTCACGACGCCTCGAATTTGTTGAAAGAAAACAACCATGACTAAATTAGAGCACATCGCCACAATTGATTACTGCTACTGGCGATTGGGAAAGTTGAATGAGGCTCTTTCCAAGCCTAAATCGACTATGGAGCAGTTGGTTGATAAAGCCTGCGGTTATAATGAAGTGGAAGAAGTGAAAAAGGAAGCTATAACCCTTTTGGAACAGATTGTTGAAAGTAAAAAGGCTATCGGTGTGAATTATTCGGGAGATAGCAAGTTCCTTGATAAATTAAAGAACAAAGAAACACATGAGTAAACTATACAAAGCAACCCTCTTCGGTAAATCATTCATTATAGGATGGTTCAGCCATGCGGACAAGTGGTATCATAAATTTAGTATAATATATTGAACCAATGAGAAGAGCAGACAGAATAATCAGAGACAGACATTCCCGCATCCCGGACAAATACAAGAAGATTGACACTACGGTCAACGGGGATGTAGAAAGCCTTGCCGAACAACACAAGGAAGTGGAAAGAAGGCTATTCCCTCTACGCCTTAACAAGACCACTGTTATTTACGTCACAAAAGACAAACAGAATGAAGCATATGCAGCGAAAGCACGTAAACGGATGGGGATAACAGAGCCTAAGAAACCTTTCGTTGACCCACTTTCGGAAGAAAACATTACCAAGTTGTACAAGGAAGAAAATATACAGCCCCGCAGAATGGCAGAGATGTTGAATGTAAGTGTAAGGACGATATATCTAAGGTTGGCTAAGTATGGACTTACAAAAGTTAAATGCAGATAGTAAACTTACAGGCATACAGATATAACCCTCACCAAAACGGCAAGCGGTATAACCCAATGGAGAATCCGTTCAAAGCGTTCTAAACGTTCCATTGGATAACCCGGAAAAGGCGGCAATAGTCCATGTAAAGGACATTGTCCGCCAATTCAAGCAGTTCATCTATGTAATCCCTTTTTCGCATCACGTTCAAGTTTTCTACGTTGTTGGCGGTTTATACCATTTGCCGCGGCAAGGCTGTTCAGCGTCTCTTTCTGTTCGGGAGAAAGCATGTTATATACTTCTTCCCGGGATTTGCCTGATAAAATGGCTTGTACTATTTTCCACATAAGCTACGTCTGCAATGTTCACACAAAAATTTCTTCGCTACCGGGAACATCTTCTGTCCCACATATCCGCTAAGGTACTGCGCCTCTTCCCCGTATGGGTCGATGCCGAACGCCCGTGAGATATGCCGGCATAGATGCCCCTTTTCATGGTCGAAAGAGTTTTGAAACTCTGCCGGGGAAGAAGTAAGGGCTATAACCATTACGGTTTGCCTGTTTCGGATATTGGAGTAAGTGATACCCGTATTCAGATTGCAGGAGCGCATGTTCTTATAGGCATTCACCAAATCCAGCCCCCTGCATCCAACCCGCTGAAGGTCGGCGATGATACGGTCGGTATAATAGCAGTCCACCGCATAATATACCCTTACTTCCCAATTATAATCCGGTATGTAAAATTCCTGTATTATCATAGGCTACATCATCTGTTCCCACATGATAGGATTGCCGGAGCCTATGCAGTCGGCATAGAACCGAGTGAAAGGCATTCCATTGTAAGCGTCCACATCATCTATGTAATCCTTAATGAACAATGCGAGATGGGCTTCGTCAGTGATAGAACTTTTGTAGTAATCCGACTTCGCCATGTTTGCCACGTAAACACTGTCGTACCCTGCATCCTTCTCCAGGTTTACACTGTACTTTTTCAGAAGCTCCTCTACCTGCTCTTTGCTGATTGGCTCCAGCTTTTCTTCTTTACCCGTAGATTTATTTTCCATCTTCATGCGGGAAACAGCCCATAGGCACATCTTCTTGCTGAAATGCCATCCGTACTGGCTGAGATAGTCAGCCATTGCAGGCGGTATTCTGTCGTATGTATCTAATCTTTGTTTCATATTTTCCTGATTTTAAGTGATTGGCAAAAGAGGGGAATAATCCCCTCTCCATTACATGAACTCTCCGTTGGCGCGTCTGCGTCTGCGTTCGCCCATATCATCACCGTAAGGCTGTGAATCGCGGCGTTCGTTGTAAACCGGATATTCCGGGAAGTAACCCGGCATACGACGTTCTCCCATATCCGAGCCGCCGCTATAGCTTCCACCGCGTGAACCACCGCTGTTACGATAGCCCATTTCACCGCCCTGCATCTCACGCATGGCTCTCTCGTAACCATGACGGCAACCCTCTCTATAGGCTTCTTCCATAGGATTACCGCCTCTCATACCGAAGTCACGGTCATATTCTCCGCGCCCTTCTTCCAATATTTCCCACATTCCCATATTATTTCTTTGTTTTAGATGTTTCAGACACTCCGAGCTGTTCCATAAGCCGTTTGTTCAATTCCATAAGGTCGGACATGTTCTTGCTCATTTCCGCCATTTGCCCTTTCAGAGAGGATATTTCCTGTTCCTGACGTTGTTTCTCTGCAAATTCGGGGTTCAAGAGCGTCAGCATCTTGTCGCATCCCGCAATGACGGAATTGTGGAAGTCCATGCTATTGATGATGTCTATGCTTTTCTGTTTCATAGAAGCGACCTCGTTATTCATCGCATCACGAGAGCATGACACTACGATATTGCCGTTCTGTCCGAAGTCGGCTATATCCATGCCGGCAGGTAGATTTTGGAAAGTCGTGTTCTGCCCGTTGATACAGACAACGACATCCACAACCATTTCCATTTGGGGCAACTGCCCCATAGGGGGTGCCATAGGATATTTCGGCTTGGGAGCGGAGACGCTGACTACCGGACCGTATTCGATAAACGGGTTAGCATCCTTATGAAGTATATACAACTGGTTATTGGTACGAAGTGATTGAAACATATTGGTTTGATTTTAAAGGGGTGTGGCTATTCCCATTTTGGAAATAACCACAAAGCCCCATGTTAACTACTTGCTCTTTTGAGCGGTTGCTTCTGCTGTCGGAGTCGGTGCCGATGCGGTTGTCGGACGATACCCACCGTTAACAAGGAACAGTTCGTTGGTGTACTTGTTATAGTGGATTTCGTAGATACCCGTTCCGGCAAGGTTGCCGACAGTTACCGGCTCATTGTTGTAAGCCAGCAACGGTCTTGTATCCCCATTAGTCCCTATCAGTATCGGGAGTGTAGCAGTCGTACCGGCAGGTATCGCCTGGCGGAGACTGACATAGAAACCGCCTACATAGCTTCTGTTACGGAACGCATGGTTAGGCAGCTCCAAAGTCACGTTCTCCGTGCCGACCGTTACGGCTACCGTAGGAAGGGTATTGAAATTAGCCCTTCCAATAGTAGGGAACAAGAAAGGAAATCCTGTAAAAAAGTTAGGCCACATAATTACCCCCTTTCTTACCGGAATTAACCCCAGTAGTTGTTACAACCACAACCGCCACGTCCATACATTGCATCACCGGCGTAAGCACCGAAAGCCGCAGCACGGAAACAATCTGTGTTGATGGCTTGAATATTAGGGTAAACAACCGGAACGGTGTTAGGCATCTTGCATTTTATTCCATCGACATCGGACTGCAATGCCTGCAAGCCTGCTGCCAAAGGAGCAATCTGTTGTCCTACTGAATTCAGGATAGTAGCATTCTGGTTACGTTGGGAGATTTCAGCAGTCAAAGTAGCTTTTTCTGCTGTAAGAGCCGCAATCTTATCCTGCAATGCCTGGTTCTGCATGGCGTCCAGCTTCGCAAGGATAGCATTGGTATTGGCGGTAGCACCGTCACGCAATGAAAGTGCATTCTGATTGGCTGTGTTGACAAGCGCGTTGGTCTGATTGCACATCGCAAGCTGGTTCTCATAGCCCATTGTGGTAATGGCGTTCTGAGTCTTGCAGCAGCAATCTGCAATCTGAGTAAGAACAGCCTGATTTCCGGACTGGAATGCGTTGATGATTTGCTGGCTTGACATGCCCACCTGATTGCCCACATTGGCGATAAGTCCCTGGATGTTGCACAGGGCGCTCTGTAACTGTTGGGTAGAGCAGTTCAAAGAAGAAGCAAGCTGGTTGATGGCATTGCCATTGCCCTGAATGGCTGACATCAGGTATTCACGACCGACATCACCGTTAAGCTCAGCAGGCAGACCGCCACCATTGCCAAAGCGGTTGCCGAAGCCGTTGCCGCCCCAACAGAACCACAAAAGGATAATCCAGATGAACCACCACGAGCCGCCCCATTGGTCTTGGCTGCCACGTCCCTGGTTCAGTAAAGCGAGAAGTCCGGGGTCTACACCCTTGCTTCCCATCAAGTTGGGCAACATAGCCATGATGTCGAATTTGCTTCCGCCACCATTTCCGTTGTTCCCGTCTTGATTGAAGACATACGTTCTTTCCATAGAGATTTATATTTTGTATTACGGTCAAAATCAACCGCATCACAAAAGTATAAATACCGATACTGCCATGAAATCAGTTGTTTCCCAACGCTTTCCTAATGTTTTCCCAATATATTCTCAACATTTTCCCGCCTTCCATACGTTCCTGGAAATTGGAAATCATGTAGTTTATCGCGCGTTTGGTCTTGTGAATTTTAGGAGCTATCTGTGAAGGATACATTCCCCTTTCGACAAGCAACTGTACAAGCAAATAGCGGGCGTCTACGGTTTCCGTATCCTTATCCGAAGATAGTATTCGGCTGGCGGGTATTTCGGTCTCCTGCGCCACAAGATTGATTGTTTCGGCAAAGATTTCTGACTTACACATAGTTTTTCTGAATTTTATATTTATCTTTGCCCTGCCACATAAAACATGAGATTAAATGAACAAAGCATAAGATAATGCGTTGAAGATATTAAAGCCTCCAACGTGCATTGTCTTATGCTTATCATGTTTTTATGTGGCAATATTAACGTGAAACGTTGGGGGCTTTCTTTATACTCTAAGCCCCCGAAAGAGTGTCAGCTACAAGCCAACTTCTACATCGTTAATTTCTTTTTTACCATACAAATAGATTATAACTTATTCCTGCGCCTACGTACATGCCGCCCGGATAACCATACCCAGCCTGCAACCCTAATCCCCAACGCTTCTTCTTCGGCTTGATGGGAACCGGATGGTAGATGTCATTTGTCACCGTCTGATAAACCGTCTTCGGATACACAGTCATACTATCCAGCCGTGGGTCTACATATCCGCTCACCACCGCACGATACAGGCTATCTTCATACACAACCCGTTTGCGATGAAGCAAGGTATCGCCTATACGTACTGTGTCATTCGGCAATATCTGCCAAAAGACCGCTATCGGTGCGGAGATAAGAACCGTGTCAAGTTTGACAACCGTCTGTATCTTTGTTTCGGTACGTATTTCTGCCGGCAAAGGCTCGAACGGGCGGAGCCACGCCACCACACAAGCGATTGCCAGCAATACAACTAATAGCCAGGGTAGTTTTTTCATAACCTCAACAAATAATGATTTACAACCATACCCGCACATATTGCGGCAACCCCACACAGCAAGTCTGCTTTGTTCCATTTGCCGTTATAGTAGTGGCAACGGTCGCTGTTCTCCTTGATAAAGAGCATCAGCAGTGCAGTGCTGCCACCGAATACTATGGCGGTGGATAGATAGACCACCGCACCTAAGATGTTATTTTTCATAACAATTAGTATATTTATGATATTAATTTCATCCCGGCACTTCACGGTCCGGGATGAATTGAACTCTATAAAAAGCTAATTTACAGTGTCAGTAACCAGTCCTCTGCAATCTGAGATTTGATAATAGCGTGATGTAAGGTAGGATGAACGAACTGGTCATAACTACATAGTATCACCAAATATTCCCTAAACTAAACGAAGATATGAAGTCAGAAGATGTGCGACACAGTTTAATTTACCATCAGGAATTTTTCTCGGATATATTGTATACATCCGGCATATCTCGTACCTCCCTGCCTGCACCCCGCATATGTCGGGTGTACATCATTAGGGTTAAGCATCCTGACCCTTTCGTCCTCCCGTGGAGGAGTCTGCCCCCATGACCTATCTTCTTCCTTTGAATATTCCTCAAAGGGTTTTTCGGTGACAGGTTCGTTGTAACCGAAAATGGGATCAACGGCACCGCCGAAATCACACAGAAATACTCCCTCGCTTGTTCTTCCTTCAAAAGCTTCAATCAACTGCATCCTCAGCCGATAGTATGAATACAGCTTGATACTTGGGTCAAAATAGGAAGGAAGGTTGTCAAGAATCGAACAGGTGGGAAGCATTATCACTATCTTCTTGCCTAATTCCTTGACTTGATTGACAATCTTTTCATAATTAGTCATCAAATCAGTTGTGATTGTATCGTATGAATAGAAACGATTATTGTTCGCATCATTTGTCCCCAACATGAATGTTATGATGTCGAAATCACAATCCCATGCCTCAATGTATTTCTGTATACTGAAATCAAAATACGCCTCAGTATCTATGTCGGTTTCTTCCCAACTTGAACCATTATACTTGATATACTTTCCGGAACTGCTGACTACGTTCCCGTTGTCAAGCATAACGTCTCCGTTTCCGGGATTTGATTTCAATCCGTCTTTGCTGAATCCGACGAACTGGTACGCTTGTTTGAACATATTGTCACCACCAGCGAAAAGCTCCTTCACTTCCTTTGTGCTCCCCCAGTAATATCCGTCCGAGACTGGATGGATAAACGGTGACAGAGAACCTACGCATGAAGTTATTCCCTTTGTTGATTTTACGAAATATTGGCCTAGATTCCATCCTCCTCTGCCTTCATTCGCGTATTCAGAACCCTTATCAAAGGATGACACAAACTTCACGTTCTGTAGCAATCCATATGCCCATTTTACGTATTCTCCCATCTGAGTGATGCTGTCACCCACTGCACATACTTTTATAGGAATCCCGTCTGTCGATACGCAGCATTTAATCGAGATGTCTTTCCGCAATCCATATTGCCCCTTATTGGTAATTGTGTTGAATATCACATTGTTTATATCCGAAGTGATTTTCATCCGGAAAAACTCCGAATTCTTTGAGAATATACTTTGTGATAATACTATACGGTTTGGATTGACGCTTTTCAGATAGATTGTCAGCTCTTTGTTTTTCAAGGAATATATCTCATTGGGTAAAGCTATAGAATTGTTTATGCAGTTGCTGTTGTATTTTACCAGAATGATATACAAATCCCAACCCTTAAAGCGGGTTACCGAAAAATATTTTGCCCCATGCGGTGGAAGCACTTCTCTCGTATAGATGGTATCGGTAGCGAATGTCGCAAGAGTATCTTTTGACAGTAACTTCCTGTTCTTGTCGTAAAAGAATAGGCCTCTGAATGAATTCTGTGCAGAAATCAGCATCTTACATTCAAATGGAATTTCCACAAGTTCACTGCACCTTTCACCATATGCGCTTATTAATTCTCCATTGTCATCGTACTTTTTATTTGCGATGGTGGTTATATCATCATTATGATACATGATAATTCCCTGATGTTCACCAAAGTATTCATTCACTTCCCCAATCATCGACATCGAATTTTCAGCGAATCCGATATAGACCTCATCACTGTCCTGTATACCCTCTATTGACAGATAGAATTGTGCAGAACAGGAATCTGAAGCCGCTTCAAACTCTTGTATGAATACGCTGTTATTTTCATTGACGGATGTTTTCCTAATAATTGTTGTAACCCCGGTATTCAGAGGATTCCATGCTCCGAATTCAAGCGAAGTCATACCAGGGGCATACACACATAGGTATAATTTTTTATCAAGAATCAGTCCCGGTGTTCGGGAAAATGGTTTAATGGATTTATAATCAGTTATAAGACTGTATTTGAATGTGGCATATCGGGAGAACTTTATATTTGAAAGCAGTATATTTTCATATCTTCCCACAGCCTCTCTGTGGCTAATAGCCTCCATTTTATTTCCTCCGCCCTGTACCCAGTTACCGATAGTCGTGAACGTGCCGCCACCGTACTCCCACGTTTCTACCTTGCCGTCCGAATTGATGAATGACACCTTCAGCCCGACGTTCCTAAGTTCCTGCGGAACTTGGGCAATGGCATCTTCCAGACTGTACTTGTTACTCCCGTCAATTCCCGAAGTAGGATGCTGGACGGAAACATTATACTCGGTGATGTAGTTCATATAGTCAGTGCCGCCACCAGGTCCGCCACCAGTGCCGATGTATTTCTTCAATGTAGCGGTACTCATTGAGCCGTTGCTACTACCTTGCTGAAAAGGTATCAGCTCGTTTCCGGTTAAGTTCTCCTTTTGAGGGAGTTCTCCTATTTGTAATCCTTCTGCCATATCTTTTTATTTTTTGTTATTTGCAAGTAATATCGGCTCTTCGTTAGCCAACAATAACGGAGTGCCATCCGATAATAATAAATACCTTCCATCAGGGGATGGGTTTGGTCCCGGTTTATTATCCTTGATATATGAATACCCTATAGTAAGTATCCCAATAGTAGGAATACCGATTGTCGGGATGCTGATGTTGGGGATAGTGATTGGGTTCATAGGCTATCCCTCTTTAATCATTTTGGCTTCCAATACTTCGGTAGCACTCTTGATTGTGACGTTTATGCCATTTGCTATCCCTACGATACGGAAAATCGTATTGGACGCACCGTTATATTGGGATGCGTTGGGATAAAGCGGAACGGGTTCCAAATCATCAATTCCTGCGAAAGCGGTTACATATCCGCCCTTGTTCTTTATCTGTATGGTAACGGGATTACCGTCACTGACAAACGTTGCGTAATACGCTGTTTTGCCTTCTTCTTTTTGAAATGATAAAACTTCTACTGCCATGATGTTTACTTTTTAGAGTTCCAATACTTGGTTTCTGTTGCCTTCTCTTCGGTGACTGACGTGTACCCATGAGAAGTTTTTCTCATCAATGACTTGGTCAAAGGGAATCTTCAATTCTTGTATAAGATTAAACAGTCTTTTGTTCTCTTTCGGGGTATTCGGGGTGCCGACAATATCGGCAGCACACCCGTTCATGTGGTCGCTCGTTTTAGAGCCGCCTACTGCTTTATTAAGAGCGGGGCAACGGTATCCGCTTGTCACTGTGATAGGTTTTCCGTAAGCCTCTCTTAACGGGTCGAGGACATTGTCAACCAACGCTTGCGCATTGGGAAGCAGTTCTTGCGGCAATCTGTTGTCTATAGCTTTCTTATCAGCCGTTTCGCTTTTAACCAGTTCTGCAATTGTAAAGTATCTCATGTTATTTCTCCTTTCTAAAATATTTGTCATAAACCACACGAGCCACCCATCCGGCAACAACACCGACACCGAATGATACAACAGTAGTCAAGTTCACCCAAAACGGTGTGTAGTGCATGTAAAGCATAACTCCCACGATGATAGCGATAACAATCGCTGCGATAATCAGTTTCTTTTTCATTTTGTTACTCCTTATCTTTCATTCAAATTGTGATAAAATTCTAATCTTATATTCGCATAGACCGACTCTACATTCGTGTATGCCCTCCCGTTGTTCGCTCCGTTTTCATTGTAAATCTCCGCTTCAACGGCTTTGGCAACCTGTTCTATCCATTTCCTTTCCGTGTATTCGGAAAGCCTGTTCCCACGATACGAAAAGCAGTCAAGTTTTGAATTCCTGTCCTCGTGTATGTTTGTAAGCAATGTACGTATCTTTCTTGCAGTAGCTTCCTTGTCTGATATATGGTTTTCTTCACGCACTTTCTTGATAATACGGCACACCTTCTCAACGGAAAGGTCGAAGAATACATTGCTTAGCGTTTTTATACGCAGCTGCGTTTCGGGCATGAGACTTTCCGATAGCACGTTCAACCGCTCGTTCTGCGCACGGGTTTCTTCCAATAGCTGCCTCATGGTGTCCTTATAGTCTTGGTTTATCTCTTTCTGTGATGTCATAAGCTGGTTTACCATATTCATAAACCAACGGAAACACGCCACCATCAACAAGGCTGATAACACAAGGAAAAAACCTGCGGTTATAGCCATCATTCCGAAATCACTAATACCCTTTCCTGTTTGAAGGGCTGCATTTACAACTTCTGTGTCCATGTTATCGTTCATTTGTCAATTATTCATATCTTTGTGTCTCTTATCAATAAGCTAACTACTGTCATTCCGTTTTGCTCGTGAGAGTAGGACGGGATTTTCATATCTTACCGTAATAGCGGAACCATGCACCCCATTTGCGTTCTTTCAAGTAATTCGGATTATCCTGGTTGAGTTTGGCTTCCATTTCAAATGCGCCCGCTCGATAGGCGTTTTTATTGACCTTGCCATCCCCAATCTTGTTGTCTGTAAACAGATGGTACACGAAGCTTACAAACCATTCTGCCAAATAAAGAATGTAGTAGAATAGCGGGATAAGTAACAACCACCATGCACTGACATGGAATGCCAGCAATACGGACGGGATAGCCGCTATCTCCATGCACTCGAAGAACTGTTTCTGATGTATCCGTTCATGGCGTATGGTTGCTTCGGACAGTTCTTTCAGCTTCGTAAGGATGAAGCCGAAGAGCATTATAGTTGTGTAGCCGCCAAAGAGGATGAGTTTCGCAAACCAGTTTTCATAAAATACTTTTACTCTCATAATCAAAAAAGTCAACACTTTGTTATTTTATTAATATTATTGTTTTACGCATTCATTAGAACACAACCCAAACTGAGAATCCCTGTACTATCTGCAATATCAAATACACTATCGCCATTATTAACGACAGAATCAGTTATTTTTGTAACAAAATTATTGGATACAGACATCTTTTGTGTAATAGCTCTTATTGGAGTATTATCTTCATTAAAAAGACTAATAGCAGTAGGTGCTTCAAATGAATACCATTCGATATATTGTTTTTTTATTTCAGTTTTTTCTGAATTTCGATATAAATAAATAGGGATACTACTAAGATTGCAAATAAGAACATATTGTGTATTAATTCCTTCATGTACTAAATCATCTGCAAATGTAATATTATCAACAAGTTGTTTAATATCAAATTCTTTGCCCGCAATCAGCTTATCTCCAGCAAATAGCCCTGAGGTCAATTCTCCTATTTTTAACATAATCATTATCCTTTAATCGGTTACACAATATGCTGTATTGGCATCCTTAGAGCCAATAGCCTCGTACTCGGCAGCGGTTTTCTTGGTGACGGTGGTGAGGTTGTCGGAAACGAGTATATCTTCTATAGAAGCAACACAGTCTTCATCATTGGGCATTAGTTTAAATCCCATACGCTTGGAAACAGGACTGTTATTAGTATAATAACTGATATTGCATTGCAAGTTATATTCTTCAGTTTCAGGGTTGTGAAAAGAGTAAATGCTACTAAGTTCAATACAATTATCTTTGCTATTATAACTGTGAAAATAATACTTGGTGTGGTTCGCTATAATATCCTGGATTATTTCTTTCAGATTATCAACCGAACCAAAGATGGTGTTTATAAGGTCTATTGCTTCCCTGTCTTTTTCGTTTTTATTGGTAACAAGATAAGTGCCCACAGAAACGTTAATAACCTTACCATAATTGATATTATCCGCATACTTCTTCGTTGCAGGCTGATAGTCCGAGGTTGGGGTGAAACTTTCACTGTTGGTTTTGGTGAGGACGTCGGATTTTTCAGGAACTTCCGCCCAATTCCCATTTTTACGACCGTATGCCTTTCCATCAGTTGGCGCTTCTTCTATGCCGCCTATCTTCCCCTGACTTACCCATTCACCGTTCACCCATGCGTAGTAATCATAAGGGGCTTCCGTACCTACAGCCATGAACCCGTCAACTGCCGAACCGTCGGGAACAGCGGATTTCAAGGCTTCAAGGGTGGCGTATTCGCCGGCTACCTTAAATGACTTCCCAGGTTCGCCTTGTATACCTGGCTCGCCTTGTTCTCCTTTCAAAAATTCTAAAGGATAATTGACCACAGAAGCTTTACTGTTGCTTCCTGAAGGTTTAAATGCAGGCAATGATGTTACATCATCCGCTTTGTCCGCATTCGGTACTTCATTAACCCCTATGGAGTTAGCCATAAGGCGGGCAACTATTTCCTGATAATCCTGTTCTGTCCAAGCCATAATTATTCCTGTTTATCGGTTGCTTCTTCCGGTTGATTGTTGATAGCACGATTGAGCGCGTCAATGAAGAAAGGTTTGCAAAAAGCATTTGCATGCTCTTGTATCAAGGATACTTCTTCATCGGTATACTCTGTCTCTTCATTGGAGTTGTATATCTTCAAAGCGAGTGCATGCGATGCGATACCGTTACCGTTCCGGTATAATACATTCGCAAAATTCTCTCTACAATCTATATTTTCACAATGCTTACGGGTAATGTCCGTAGCAATCAGTAATTGTTTAAAATTTATCTTTTTCATGAGCTATAATTATTTAGTATTATCCACAGTAAAAATGAACCCAATAACTGCCGTCAAAAACGAAAAAGCAGGATATTTGATTGATGGAAGTAGCAGTGGTTGTGCCTCTGTTATTGGCATTCATCAGAGGTCCTTTCACTGAAACATTGCGGTTCAACTGGTTCTTCAAATATACAATCCGGCCCGTAACAGCCGAACTTGGAAGAAACAGGGTAGGGTCAAAGCCTATATCCGGTCCTCCATATATGATAATATCATCGGTATCACTGACTGTATAGCTCGGTGGGGCAGAAATTATACTGCTGCCTAAATTGCGGACGCCCGCAGCAAATCCGGAAGCCTGCAATCTGTTTATTCTTACCGATTCACCGCTCCTGGCATTTAATTCTACATTGCCCAATGCTTCTATCGCACAAGTATCATATCCAGCCTGAGCCATTACTCTTACACCGATTGAATGGTCACCGTAGGCACTCAGACTAAGTGCCGTAATCCCATCTCCACGAATACCGCACATTGCCCCGGAAGAGACATTCACTTCAAAAAATTTTCCACCATTCTTGCCTATCCTCAATGTCGCAGTCGGATTTTCCTTTTCGTTTTCAAGTCCTCTGTCGGTTATTTTGAATGCACCGATATACCCGCTATCTGCTGTTATATCTCCCGTAAAAGAGCCATTATGACATTCGATAGAGCCATCTTCGTGTATCTTGATATTTCCATTGGCGGTAATTATACCTTCCAACTTAATATGTTGCGACTTTAACGTTATACTTTCCGCCGACACATTAAACAAGGACGAAGCTTTTACTCCATTTTCAAACTCCGCAGCAGCCCAAATCTTGACACCATCCGCAGTGGTTAACCATCCCGCGCTTTTGCTTTCAAGATTGGATGTTCTTTTTGCCACAGCTTCAATCTTTTCATTGGTTTGGCTTAGCTGGGTCTCGAACTTTGTTATCATATCCTCGTAGGCATTATCGGTCAATGCCAGCGAATGTATGTATATATCCCCCGTAAACTTCAACTCGAAATCACCCGTTCCGTCCCATGTGCCGGAATACTCTTTCATTGCGTATTCCTCATTCGGTTCAAGACGTTCGGTGAAATGCAGGTTCTGACCGGGAAATCCTATTGTCAGCGTTCCGGCTGTAGCTACCCTGTACCGGAAAGAGATAAAGAACTTCTTCGGTTCTTCCCCTTCCTCATAGGTAGGCTTATTGGCTAAATCAGCATTTGACTGTTTAATTCCGGAAGAAAGGATACGAAGCACGTTTCTATCCCCATCTCTGATAATGGCAACCATAGCATCCTTACGGGAATAGAACTTGTCGTTAACCAATAAGAACTTTCCGTTCACAGTAAAGAAATGAACATCGTTCTTTGTCTCCCAACCGTTCGTATTGCTTGCAAATGATGCGTTATACAGATAATTATCCTTTGCCTGCACCTCGTCAAGCACTTTGGAGATTTCAGAGTAAATCAAATCTTCCAATATCTTGAACTGGGTAAGGATATTCACACCCGTTTTCAGGATAAAGTCACCAGTAACTTTATTCCCATTAGGACTGAAAGCTGTCACTTCTTTACCAGTCAAAGAATAAGAATCAATCCCTGCATACTGACGGAAGCTCGGAGTATCATTCCCGTATGCTGCCAATACGATGGCGTTCTGTCTGGTCTTATCCGTCCGGTTGCCTAACTGTACAATGTCATCGCCTGCTTGTGGTGCGGCAGACCCCGTGTCACAGTCGCTCTTCGAAAGGTCTATGTAATTGTCACCTACGCTTGTCACCAACCGCCAATAGTAGGTATTAGAGACATTCTCATGTACGCCTGGCTTGATGTTGAATGTCTGGCTGCGGGCTTGGTCTCCTATTACAAATTCCTGAACAATGGTCTTTTCCCCGTCTGTGTTCTCGAAGTAACAGCGGTAAAAGGTATCGTATTCCTCTACCTTAGAACATGACATGGATGCGGGAGAAAGTATTATCTGACCGCCAACCTGGCGTAATCGCTGTATCAGCAACTCAATAAACGTGGCACTTTTGCGTGCCAACATATGGTCTACTTCCAAATAGCTGTCTCCCGTCTTGCTGTCTACTTTAATAACAAAGCCTTCACCGAGAGCACCGGAAGAAAAGTTCATGGACTGGATGTAGTCTGAAAACAATCCACCTAAGAACTTTATTAAAAATCCAGCTTCGTCCGGTCTGTCTTTTCTTATAAAGAACTTGGATAAAGCCTCTATATCAAGAGCCTTAAAGTAGACAATTCGGTCGGCGGAAGTCCTGATGAACAGTGCTGGGTCGGCATCTGCGACGCATATATATATTTCCCCGAGATTCAGACCTTGTAAATGCTCTTCATCACTCGGAGATAAAGCAGGGGGAGCTGCCTGATTGTTTTCATTAAGAGCATCACCAAACCATAATATTTTACTAAGCCTTTTTTTCATACCTCAACCTTATCAACATTAGTAAATGCAGCTTTTTCTGCGCTGAATTGCAACATCTCTCCATCTTTGGCGTGGTCTATCAGGAATGCAGGGAAAGAGGCGGAAGAACCAGCTTCAGGAGAGCCGCCAATACCTGCAATATCGTTATTCTGCAATTCAAGAGCCATATTTATATGGAACAGCTGGCTATCTTCAATAACTTGCGTCATTTCCGGAACAGAACTTTCCGAACGGACATATCTTGTCCCGTCAATTTCCACCATAGAAAGGCATAAAATACGGTTTATGTGTTTTGCAAACCAATAAGGGACGCCGTTTGAATTTCCTATTGTAAGATTATATACATCATAAGGTACTGCGTATAATTCTTCTATCTCTTGCATTTGGTTGCGATATTGCTCATTATCTATTCGAGGGGAATATCCTCCAGGTTTAAATCCTGCTTCCACACGAAAATTAAATACTTGCTGAATATCATCTACCCAAAATATGTTATCAAAAGCGGAGTTATTGCTTTTATGGGAATAACGGATAAGCACAGTTTCCTCTAACAAGTCGTCAGAGGAGCATACGATAAAAGGTTCTGATGTATCTTCGTTGATTGTAACCGTATATACGGCATCCTCCAAGTCTCGAAGAATGGCGTAATACATCACTACATTGTCATTATGATTATATGTGGAAAGTGATATTGGTGTAGAATTTCCTGCGGCAAGATTGTTCAGGCTCGCTGAAACTTCCTCAGAAGCATTAGTGAATACCTGTATATGGATTTTATCAGAAGCGTGGAACTTCTGAATATAGTCCATATCAAGCCCAAACTTATCTTTTACAGGTGAGAAAAAAAGAGGGCAAACATCACCAACTTTTACCATGTCCTTTCGTCCTTTTATAGTGACGTGCAACTTCACACATCATGCGCAAATATACATACTATTTAGACCAATTCCAAATAATACCTTATAAAATAACGAGTGCCTGATAGACTTATATGGAATCTCCTCATCTATTAATCCACACTCTTGACTATCAAATAATATTTTACCGCTTCCGGTCGTCCATAATTATAGCTTGCACTTTTTACGTAGCCTTTATAAATATGTCCGTTCTTTTCCACCCGAATGTAACCCGTCAAGTCTGACGGTATTTCCAAATCTCCGGTCTTGACGGAAAGTTCTCCTACTGTGAACAGTTTGTTTCCCAATACAATACTCGACCTTTCGCTAACTCCATTGATTGTCACATCACTGTTACCGTCAGATGATGTAAACTCCAACGCGTTGGCAAAAGCACCTATATACCTTGCGTTTGCTTCAATCATAAACCTTTGGGAGTACATGGCATTGAACATAGTAGAAGGAGATATGACACCGGATATTGTATATCCATCCCTTACAAGCTTGTATTTTTCTCCGTCAAGTGATGCTCCAACAAAGAATATATCATTATCACTGTCGCTGTCAGTCGTATCTTCACCTCTTTTTTCCGCAAGAAATTCCATACCATAAACATCGGCTCTATATGGGCTAACTAATTCCAATACGTTATCTGTCAATGTAATGCCGGTGGTGTATTCATTGGTAAAGCGGAATTCATCGCGACCATTTACACTATCGTAATCCTGTTTGTCATACCCGACTTTTACCCCCGAATAAACCAGTCCGGCATTCACATTGTATTCCAAATCGGAAGTGCTGTCCTGCAAGTCCTTTATTTCTGTATCTTGGAATAAAGTATCACGATGAACAAATGTCACCTTCTCGTCACCGATTACAGGGACAAACCCAAATTCCGCGCTCATCCAATTGGCGAATTTGGTATAAGATGTATATATTTTGGCATTGGGAAGTCCTCGTATGCTTTCTGCCGGAACTATCATCGCCATGTCTAAACGCTCATCTACTCCGGTGGCGATTTCACCCGTTACATTGTTCTTATCAGTTATAGACCTCAGTAAACGGTTAAGCAATACTTTAGGACTGATACAATCTATTTTTACAGATTTTCCACGCTCGGAAAAACTTATATTTAACGGTGTGTCAAGACTGTTGAATTTAAAATTAACGGGAAAATTTTGATATATAGGGTCAGATTTTGCAAGTGCTATATTGAAATTAATCATCTCACCTGGAGATATTGTCAAATTCTCATCAATATCGACAGTGTATGTATTAAATGTTTGAATTGTAGCGGATTGATAATATATTTTAAGCTCTTTACTATTTTCATTATAAGAGGAAAGCCGTATATATATCGGGAAGGATACGCCTGGTCTCTGATACGTAATGAATACACTGAATTTTACTTTTATCCGTATGGTCAAATCCCTGTCAGATATATTTTTGAACAGATATTCTCCGAATAGACTTTCCGTACTTTCAAATCGGTTTTCAGCCGTATCAAAAACCTCTACAATGTCCTTTGTTGCAATTTCCGGTTGTCCTAACATATAAAAAGGAATAGTATAATAAGCATTAGGATAAGCAGTCATTACATGGGAAACATTAGGCTCCTCTGCGTCACTTGGTATAGACCATTTTATATCACTGTTCATTAACAATCTGTCATAATCCAAAGGTTGGGACTCCTTTATTTCTTTTACCGGGTATTCATACTGCGTGCCTTTCTTTGCCTTAATCAAGCTTGCGAGACTGTTGTCGACGGCATTTATTTCGCACGTCGTATCATTGTAGGAAAATGTGGAGTAGTCCAAAGCACATCTGAACTTTTCATTTAACAGCCATGAGTTATTCCGGGTATAAAACACGAGTGTTGCAGATGAGTTCAGGTAATTCGACAAATATTCTTTCAGCAATAGCGAATAAGCGCCGTTGGTAAACTCAAATTTTGTGGAAAAACTACGAACAACTCCGTCATAATCTCCTCTCTTGAAAGACATCTCTACATCGTCCCAATTAACAAGCTCATTTGTGGCGTCATATGTCATTCCGCCTATCAACAGTTCACATCTGTAATACATATCTATTTCTTTTTTGAAGTTGAACGTATCATAGCATCTATGTCATCACACATACGCCTGACCATATAGGCATATTCTTTGGCGGAGAACGTGTTTTCATCAATGTGCATTTTTACATGGGACATTAAAGAAACGCGTTCTTTGGTAAAATATTCCCTATCCATTTTTATTTTCCCTATATCCGGAGATGTTTCCTGCAATTTTGCAAGGCGGTAATTGTCAGAAGCGGAAACGCTGCTTATCCGGTTCTTTATCTTATCATGTTCGTCCTCTCTGAATTTATAACCCAAAGCAGACATGACTTCTACAGCATCACTCCAGTTTCCGGAAGAAATGAGTTCCTGACATATGGCAAGGCAGTTTAATCGGATTTGAATTTTCAGCACTTCATTTTTCCGGTTTATTTGGGCGGAAACAGACTTTCCCCCTATTATTGATAAGTATTCATTGCATAGCTTCTCGGCCGCCAAAGCCTTTTCTCTGATACTATATCTTCCGCCTTGAACAACCTTATCAATATCCCCCAGGAATATGTCTATAAAGCGGGAAAGGCATATTTTGTTTAAGTCATTATATATCATATCTTATACTCTGCTTGAAATCCAATTATAATCCGCAATATGGTTGGCTTTCTTCATAATCCGACCAATGTTCTGCAATTGTTTGGTATTGCTTTCCATCTTTCTTTCAAGTCGGCTGTAATCGTTGTTTACATTAACAACAATCCCCTCTTCTCTCATATTCTTTAGCTTTTGTTCCAATAAACCATAATCCGATGTAAGTCCTCTACGGTCATAAATATATGATAAATCAGGGATTACCTGCGCATGCGCCGGAAGGTCTACCAATGTCGGCTTATCAGGAGTGATAAAAAGCCCGTTATTAGTTACGATACCCTCTTTCTTGCCGCCATCACCTACTATTGCCAAACCGCCGGGATGGTCTTTTGTCCCTTTGGCGTATTTGGGAATGGGCTGGGCTATTATGGTCGCCAAGCTAACTGCTCCTTGTGCTATAATTAATGGGATTATCCCAGGAGCAGCGAATGGATTAGTCCATGCTTTCATTATAGCTAAAGATGTAGCCATTATCGTTTGTATAATATTGTTAGCCTTGTCAAACTTTGCTTGCTTCTCCTGCAATGCGGCTTTTTTCTTTTCAAGCTCCGCATTTTTCTTTGCTGTTTTATCCTTCGCGGCACGTTTACGATTTTCCGCTTCTTCGGTGGAGATTGCACCATCTTCTTCAAGTTTTTCTATTCTTTCGACTTCTCTATCATATGCTTCATCATTAGCATCTTGTTCAGCTTCCACTTCTTCCATCTTTCTTTCAAAAATAGCAGTTCCCAAATCTGCAAATCCTCCCAGTAAATCAGATATAGCTTGAATAGCTTCTGCTATTTTATCCATTTTCTTTTTATATGCTTCTGAGGCATCATCGGCTGCGTTTATTTTTGCATCCCTAACCTTTTCTGCAAGGGCAATTTCAGCTTGTGCTATCTTTTCTTTCAATTTTAATCTATCTTCTTCCGATAGACCTGGTGTATTTAGTTGTTCTTTGGCTAAATCAATGGCTAATTGTGCTTGCTTTATAGCATATTTTTCTGTTATTTCCTGCTTCTTCCTTTCATAATCTTCTTTATTTATTAAACCTTGAGAATATTGTGCAGCTGCTTCATCTAATTCTTTAGACATTGCAGCATTTATAATAACCGATTGAAAAGAATAAGATTCTTGTATTTTCTTATTCTTTTCAGAGGCGTACTTTTCTTCTAAATCTAATCGTTTTCTTTTGTACTTCTCATCAACAAGAAAAACATCTTCTCCGTTTTTTATAGCAGCATTTATAGCTTGTTCCCTTTCGTTATCGAGCAATTCCAATCTTAATCTATATTCTTCTTCGCTCCCTTTTTTTACAATGTCTAATTTATGTTCAATTTGAGACTTTTCTTTATCAAGTCCATAGGATAATTGTTTATCTTCCAAAGCTTCTTGCATTGCTTTTGCAAGATTTTCTCTGGTTGCTTGTTCTTCCTTAGAACTGCCTCTAATAGCTGCAATTCGCTTGTTATAATTCAATGATATTTTAGCAAGTTCTTTCTCTAATCCCTCATCCATTAAATCCAGTTCGGATTGTTGTAAAGCTTCACGAATGCGAATACGCTCTTTAGCGGCTTTTTCCAAAGCTTTCTTTTCTTTATCCGTTAATATTCCATTATTGCCAGCATCGGACGCGTTACTCCCTGCTAAATCAATTTTATTAAGTTGGTTTATCAATGATTCTGTAATAGACGATATTGCTTTTTTACCGGCAGCGGCTTTAGTTGCAACATCAATTTCCTCCTTAATAACACTATTTGTTCTTTTCCATGAAGTTAGAATAGTAAAAAAACCTCTATTTTTTAATTCATCTTCCAATTTATTGCGGTTGGCAATAGCTAATTGATAATCAGTATTTTCAAACTCAAGTCTTGATTTCAAAGTTTCAATGTATTCTTCTTTAGCTTTTATGGCGGCTTCATCGGCTTTCATACCAGATTGTACATATTCTTGATACAAATTTTGCATGTTTCTTGCATTCTTTTCAAGAATATTGGATTTAGCCATTTCATTTTGAGCCATAGCAACTGCTCTATTGTTATAATCATCTTGTAGCTGATTGGCGTCCTTTAATTGATTAGCTACATTCCTAATACCTCTTGCAAAAAAATCAATAACATTCTTTGCTGGTCCAGTGGATTTTTTGAAAGATAACATAAATGCTTCCCATGCCGAAGACAATCCAAGAATTGCTCCTTGTACATTATCCCCCATAGTATTTGCCATGTTCCCAAGTTCTTCTTCAACTCCTGTTATCTGTTCTCTTAAAGGGATAAGCGCATCAATATTAGTAAGCAATGTATTGAATTGAGCCACACTTCTTTTATCAGTGAGTTCAAGCGTAGTATTTAAATCCACACCTTGCTCTTTTAACTTCTTCAACCCATTCACAAGTTCAGGCAATGTTTTTACCGCTCCACCTAATGATTTAGCCAATAGTCCATTACTATCAGCAAGATTAAGGAATATATTTCTTAAAGCTGTCGCGGCCATAGACGCATCAAATCCAGAGTCTGCCAATTTCCCTAATAAGGCTAAAGTATCTTCTATCTGAAAATTGAAAGCTTTTGCCACTGGACCCACAATAGGCATCGCTGTTTGCAAATAAGAAAAAGACAAAGCGCTCTTGGTTGTAGCAACAGCCATTGCAGATACATATCGTTCCGTTTCTGATGTGTCTGCATTAAACATTCTAAGTGCAGCACCTGCAAGAGCTGCTGCTTCTGGCAACTCTGCGCCAGTAGCTTGGGCAAATTTTAAAATACCCTCCGTTGATTGCAAAATTTCATTTTTAGAAAATCCCAATTTAGCCAGTTCTATTTGTAAGGCAGTAGCTTGTGATGCTGTATATTTAGTTGCCGCACCTAATCGTTGAGCATCAGTTGTCAAGTCTTTTATATTTTTAGATGTAGTACCTAAAATTGCTGCTAATTTGCTATTTGCAGCTTCAAAATCAACAATAGATTGAGCACCTGACTTAAATAAACCTATGAGCTTTTGGAACCCACTGATAACAGCTTGTGCTCCAACCATTCCCTTTACCATAGAACCTACCCCAATTCTAACTTCATTGAGTCCGCCTGCTACATTTGACCTTAAGATATTTCCATATCCTTTGGCGACAATTCCTAAATTTTTAAACGTCTTATTTCCGTTTTGTAATTCGACTATTGCAGCCTTTATTTCGTTCTTATATGCCCCAATAGCCATCTTTTGCTTAGTATATGAATCAGTATTTCTGCGTATATACTCTGTATTCTTAGCTATCTGATTATTTAATTGCTGACGCACTTTGTTGTCTTTATCTTCTGCATCAGTAACTTGGGAAACTGCAATGCGAAGCAGTTTATTTTGCTCTTTTGCCTCATTAATAGAATGAACCTCTTTATTTGTCAAAGCAATAGCTTCTTGCGTGGTAATTTTAAGTTTCTTCTTTTCTTGATTAAGCATCTTTTGCTGCTTTAATCTTTCCGTTTCTACTTTAGCCGCTTTTAACTCTGCTTGCGCATTTAAATCATTTGCTTTTGCCTGCTCCAAAGCTTCTTTTGTGGCTTTTTGGGTCTCCTCTGCAATGTTTTTTAAAAGAGCCTTATATTCATTTTGGATGTTAGCAAGTTCTTTCTCTGTTGTAATTAACTTTTTTTGAATCTCTTCAAATAATCTTGCCTTATTAGTCAAGTCGTCATAATTAGAAACCGGAATACTATAAGATTTAGCCAGTTCTTTCCCTAACTCCGCATATGCTTTTTTAACTTCCGTAAATTTATTAGTCAGGCTGGTTAGTTGATTTAAAGCTTTATCGCTTACTACATCGGTAATTACAAACTCGTTTGCCATAAGTCCTAATATTGGGTGTCATGCAACATCACATGGTGATACAAAGATATTGAATTATTTAGAATTTTCTAAATAAGAAAGGCAAAAATGAAAATCAGAAAAGGGAAGAGAAAAAGAAAAAGCCAGACATTACATCTGGCTTTATTATTTGGAAATAATCTTAATAATGCAATTAGTATATCACTGCATTTCCACTGATTATATATACCGGTAAATTAGACCTACCCTTTTCTATTTTTTCAATACTAAACGAAATAATCCCATTTGCGCCCATCTCTTTGGCTTTATTAACTGCGGATGAAATCATTCTTTCATAAGTAGGGACATAATATTTTCCAATAGATATGCTTCTTTTTTCATGCACATAGTTTCTATCTTCTTTTTTTACTTTATTTCCTGAATGAAACTCCAAATATATTGGACCTACGGGAGTAAAATCCTTATTCCCAATTTCAGTAGGATTAATTACAAAGTTAGGGTCTTTGACATATTCTCTATAATCAAGGGAATATCCTATTTCATAATAAGTGCTCTTACATGATGTTACTGATAGCAAAATCAGAAACAAAAATAATAGTTTTTTCATAAGCTTTTAAATGTTATCAGATTTTTTATGTTGCAATTTTTACAAAGAATTTGAATATTTATAAACGTACCCCAATTAACTAACTAAATTTAATACCCATTTTCCATTGGGTGCAATTGATAGCTACCGTTAACATCTTCAAAGAGATAATACTTTCCAATCTCCATGATAAATTTATTTAACCATAGTTCAGATATAGTATTATCAATTCTTTTGATATACAAAGGAGAGCCATGTACAATGCAAATATCATCTAATGTTTTTTTATTTCTAACAAATATGTAAAAGACATTATCTAATTTATATGCAGAAATATTAGGATGTATTTTTTTATCAAAAAAAACATCTGATATATTCTGATTATCAAACAATAACATGAAACAATTATAATTTGCTTTCAAAGTTAAATTATCCATGTCCTTTGTGATAGTAACGACTTCATCAAAGGATAGAGAAACTGTGTCTTGTGCAATATATTGCGCAGTACCCTTTTTCGTACTATTTATGGGATATGATATACCTTTTACTTTATATTTACCTTCTTTTAATTTGATAAAATCCTTATTCTCCCAATATCCTTTGACAACCAAAGAATCGCTTTCATCCATCTTTTTAAAAGAGATTTCATATTGCCGTGGAGTCAGTTTTCGAGTTTCGATATATTTATTATAAAAATCAGAATATAAATCCATTGATTTAGTCATACTACCCTCTTTCAACAAAGTATAATTCAATAAAATCTCTACTTCTTCATTGTCATTTGGAATATTTATAATCTCATCATCAGAAGAACAAGAAGAAAATAACAATATAAATAAGAAAGATAATGATAAATTTTTCATAAAAAGATATTTGTTTTAAGTTTTGTTTGCAAAGTAATTCCTAATAAATCATTTTGACAATATTTTTAACGGAAATCTTTGTAATTTAGACTGATTATAAATAGTTTATCACTTCTTTTTCCCAAATAGTTCAGAGTGGCTTCCAAGTTTAAGAAGCTCAATCTCCGTCTGTATCAAAAGATAATTATGCTTTATATGGTGTCCCATTTTCATAAAGAAATTCAGGAGCAATGTCCGCACCGTTTGCCCAAAATACTGTACCGTCAACCCCGTAACGCTCAAACTCGCTTTCATCTTTCAGTTCCTCGAAAGCCGGATATTTCAGGAGTGGCGTTAAATCTACTTTTCTTCTTTCTCCATTGTTGAACGTACACAAAAGAGTGTATTTACCCATGTATTCAGCGGATTCTACTAATAGTATCATAACCTTTATTTTTAGCGTTTAATCTTTTCTATTTTCTCACCGTTTTGCGCCTTTTCCCAAATTTCAAGTAATTGCGCTTCGTGGGTGTCTATGTATTCATTTATCAGTCGGATAGTCTTTGCTGTTCCCTTACCTTCTACCATCCTATCTTTGATAGTGATAGTAAACCAGTTGCCACCGTCTTTAATGTGCAGGTGTGGTGGGTTGTGGTCTTGCCCGTACATGTATATCAAAATACCCCGAATAATGTCTATTGCGCTCATGCCTTTTCTGTTGTTGTTTTGAATGAGCCAAAATCTGTCGTATCAATAACCCCGGCATATTTACCGGAACGCGCTTCCTTAATGGCTGCAACCGTCTCTTCATTAGGTTCTGAATACATTGCATCCATTAAAGTGCTCTCTACAAAATTATTCAAACTCCTGTTCGCTTTTTTGGCATGTTCCTGCAAGATTTGCAATAAATCCTCACGCAAGCGGAACGAAGTTTGTTTTCTTACTACTGCTTCCATATTATTATTTGCATTACATTGTATTATATTGTACAGCAAATATAATACAATATTTTGGGCGACCAATCAAAAATAAGAAAAAAGTAATCCAAATAATTAATTTTCTAATAAGAGGTTTGCTATTTCAAAGATAAGGGCTATCTTTGCGGTGCTTGATACAACATAATAACTCTTGGGCAAAATAAAGCGAACAAATTTTGTACAAGATATTGGGAAACCCTCTAAGGTGGCAGAAAGGAAACAATCTGCGACTTCTATGCCCTGCGTATGTTGTGTCAAGCACACCTACGGAGGGTTTCTTTTTATCATAATTCGTTATAATATGCTTGACACAACGAATGAGTTAATTCCAAATCAGAAAGGTATGACCTCTCTTCAAATAGCAGAGGTCACGGGTAAAAGGCATGATGCTATCTTACGAGACATAAGGAACTTACTCAAACAAGGAGTAGCTGCCCACAATTTTGTGGAGACCTCTTACACTGACAAGTCTAATAGGCAAAGTCCTTGTTTTAATCTCACCCCTAAAGGCTGTCTTATTCTTGCATCAGGTTATGATGCGGTTCTGCGTGAAAGAATAATCAACCGTTTAGAATACCTCGAAAATGAGAAAAAAGTTATCAAGACTCCACAAACTTATCTTGAGGCATTGGAAGCGTTAGTAGCTTCTGAAAAGGAAAAGGAGCAACTCCGTATTGAAACAGAGCAGCAACAAAAGCAAATCGAGCAGAAAGATGCAAAGATTACCAAACTCCAGCCTAAAGCCGACTTCGCAGAAGCCGCTTTCAAAGCAGAGGGCAAAGTAGACATAGGTCAAGCCGCAAAGATACTCAATCTCGGTTTTGGGAGGAACACCCTTTTCGGGAAGCTAAGGGATGCGGGCATATTCTTCAAAGACAGGAACGAGCCGAAACAAAAGTATATTGACGCAGGCTACTTTGAAATGACGCTGTTGCCGCCAATACGCAGAGACAACCACCCTGACATATTATGCCAAAAGGTGTTTTGCAAACCAAAAGGTCTTGCTTATATTAACCATCTATTTGGCGGAAAGCCTTCTGATGGGAAAATAGCAAAAATCAAATAGCATTGAAGCATAAACATTTACAGGTACGGAGTAATGACGTACAGCTATAACTATACCCAAAAACATATTGCCACGTAACCAAGCATAGATGCACGTTGAGGTTTCGACCAACGTTCACGTTATGATACCCCGTCAGCAATACGGCTGGCGGGCAGATGGCAGAAATAACGACTAAAACAAATATTCATCTATTATGGAAATCAGTACAGCAATGATGCAACATATTCTCCGATTGACGGAAGGATATACGGATTTATTGAACGAACTTAAGGAAGTCAAGGCGGAACTTGCAGAACTCAAAGGAGAAAAGCCCAAGAAGCCGACAATTCATGAAACCAAATACCCACACATGAGTATAATAACCAGGAAATGATTGTATAAGGCGGGAGTTATCCCGCCTTTGTTCTGTTTTTAATATTTTTCAATTTAAAGGCAGAAAAATTACGGGGGTTATACAAAAAACAGTGTTCTTTTTTTAATATCAGAACCAAACATATTCAATCAGTTTCCCGTTGAACATTTCGCCTCTCGGGCAAAAATTGAAAACCCCGTCTTTCTCATAAAGGATATATACTTTCCCCTCCATCTTTGCGGCTTTTCTTGCAAGCGAACGCATCTTAGCTATATCTGCCATTCTCTTTTTGTTTTCACACGCACATCCCATTATAAACCGAATTTTCTAAAATAATCCGCAATACCTTGCTTTATATGCCTTTCCATGAATGCCTTTCTTGCATAAGAACCGACCTTGTAAATCGCCTGTCCGTATTTCTTTTCTATATCACCGCTAAAGCTTATCCCCACACTTTCAATCCTCAGTCCCTTATCTATCGGTACGGCTGTAATAGAATCGTGAAATTCACCCGTAATTATCAGGTTTGGCGTCCCTTTAGAACTTACCGGAGCGTTTATCAGCGAAGAATACATAAGCGGGGCTACCCTTTGCTTGAAAGCTGCATAGCCTTTGGCGTTCTTATACCAATACCCCGCTTCTTTGGTATTGAAATACGGGTCATTAAGGTAAGTAGGGCGTAATGGTTTATCATTTCCGTTAATACCTGACCATAGTTGTTCTACAATATATTGGGAAACTTCTTCTCTGTTTTTTACCATAATATCCCGTATCATCGGTTCAAATCCGGTAGCAAACCGTCTGAAATTTTCTTCTGCTTCAATAATGTTAGCCATAGTCAAGACAATTTAGGGGCGAATGAACGCCCCTAATTAAACGATACCACCATCATAATATACAATCATCTTTTTTCTGTCTTGCCGCACCGGAAGATGCTATATCATCGTAGATGGACGAAAGGGTTTTCTCCCTTTCTTCGGGCGGTCGGTCAAGAAAAAACACATTCTTATGTGTGTTTATGAAGTCCCTCTTCTTCATATTTCTCACCCTCTCCTCATTGAATGTTACACCTTCTACTATCATGTCCAAGCCTCAATACCCGTAATTCCAGCTTCTTGCAATACAGAGGGAGGTGCAAGGGTAACGGAGTCCTCGCCAACGGTAGTAATGACCCCGTTAGCATAAGAAGCACTTGTCGCCCCGTCCAACACTTTTTCTGCATTCTTTGCCAGTAATTCACCGTAATACTCCGTAATATCCAAATTTCCGAAGTGCTCAATCAATTTATACTTGTTTGATTCCGTTGATACCAAATCAACATATACCAATCCTTTCAATGCGTCAACGACATCAAAATCATAAGCTCTCACATCCGCGTTCTTAATATACTTTTCGTAATCCTTGAACATGGTTGCGATAGTCAAGTTGGCTTCTGTGCCAGAAGAATCCCAGTCCTGACCGCCCGGATAAACGCCGGACAGTGGAATGCCCGCCAAATCTTTCGTACCGTCATTCATTCCGTAAATGACGTTGTTCTCATCTACAAAATAAGCATCAAATGCCACATTCTTTGCCACCATGATGTTTGCTTTCAAGCTGGCATCGTAGTCCTGCAAAGTCCATACATCATTTTTAGCTGAATAGCTTGTGATTTTAGTAGGGCCGTATCCCGTAGCAGAAGTTTGAGCCTCTCCACCGGAAGGTGCATATTCCACAATCGTTTTGATAGGGAATATTCTTCCCGGACGGTCTGCATGGCAAGCCTTTTCAAAGGCTTCCGCTGTTTTCTCTGTAGGTATCTTATGACCGTGAATAGTCAGTATGATAGCTTTTATTTTACCGGGGTCAAGCACACACACGGAACTACCTGTATTAAAAGTTGCAACGCCCGGACACTTTCTATAATCTGTTGCCATAACATTTTACTTCTTTAATGGTTAAATTTACATTTTTCATCTCGATAGCATCAATAAAATCACTGAATGGCTTCCCGTCTTCTCCTATAACTCCAACCCTGCCATATCTGTAGTTTTCAATGTAGGAATGTGGAACCACATCATTGTAACTACGGACAATGTTTATGTCTTTCTTGATTTCATCCAAGAAAAGATTGTATATAGGTCGCAATACCTGCTCAAAGGAAGTCTTTTGCCGGTCTTCATTCGAATACCCTTTCAAAGTGTTTACCATAATAATAAACTCCAGGCTAACCTCAGTCTCGGCAGAACTTCTATCTTCCGTGAACGGAGAATAAAGACATATTATAGGAAACTTCAATTTACTTGTCTTGGGACTTTTACCCCATAAAGTTAATTGATTGCTTATGTAGGCCCAGTCTCCGAATAAAAACGACACATTGCTTCCGTATCTTTTCGATACCTTTTTTACAATGTCCGCAAATATATCATTTACCGGCTTCATATTCCCATACAGTTTATTTTACGCAACATACATGGATTGAAACATACACCAGCATATTCCTTTCCTTGCAAAAGTCTATAAACACGCTTGTTCATATTTACCATATCATTCCATGCCCTAATTTGCAAAACTTGTGGAGAAACAGCATCTCCATCGGCAGAAGTTACTGTTCCCACATTTGTTACGCTGTAATTACCGTCCGCTATATACTTGAAAAATATATAGCAAGCAATAGGGCTGTATTTTTCTGATAAAATAGCAAGCAGCCTATCCCATTTATCATCAACGCTATCTTCTTTTGAATCTTCTTTTGAGTTAAGATAATCGGTAAAAGCCTTACACATATCCTCACCAAGTATACGAATCAAATATTCCTGTTCATATACGGAAATATATGATTCTATTTTGCCCAACTCCGCATCTCTTGTTATAGAGGGAGCGCCAGTGTCAGGATTTATCCCGACACTCAGCAACCCGGTGAAAGATTCGTAGTCAATTATCATACCGTATCTTTTTTCGCAGATTTACGTTTAGTGAACAACTCCTCGCAACCCAACGCTCTGGCATCATTAATCAGTTCGTTTGTCGCTTCAATTTTACCCTCGGCATAAAACTTGCTCGCAAGAGCCATTCCGACTGAAACTTCATCGCCTGTTTTATACTTCACACCATCCTTGACAAATGTTACGTTATAACGCTTAGTCAGGTTTATTCTATATTCTTTTCCCATAATTATTCTCCTTATGCTTCTTGAGTGATACCTTCTATTACAGTAGAGAATGTGTCCTTTACAAATGCGGTCTTATATTGCGACTTGATATAACACATCAGCCTCTTCTCTGCGATTACAGTCACGATATTCTTGCGGAAATCGTCATTCTCCCATCCTAAGGTAATAGACAATTCCCACAAGTCACGAATGTTCAAGTATGAGAAATCACCCATGATGAAATCTCCTTGTCTTACTGCTGTGGTCGTTTCTACACGCAATCCCTGAATCAATTCATCTCCATATCGGAATGGGCGGAGATATTGACCGTTAGCATCCTTAGCCAACTGCATGGACGCGTAATCCAATGGGTTCATCAGTACAAGGTTCGGACGATAAGCCATTTCGCTGGTGGATACAATTTGCGAATATGCAGCCACAAGAGCATCAAACATATTTGGCTTCTCAACATAGAAAGTAGAGAGAGAGAATGCCGGCATATCCGATGCAACGCCTTTTATTTCTCCACCAGAGCCATTGCCTGACAAAATTCCCTGCTCTTCTTTGATTCCAAGTTTATTTACCATTTCCGTTTCAACTTCATTGACGAAGCTGGGAAAATCCGACAGCGTTTCCTCTGTAAATTTAGCAGCAATAGCCACTTTGGCAGCGGTTATTGTTTTTTCTGTCAATGTCGCATCCATCAAAGGCTTTAGCCCACCTTCAGGAACCCATGCAGCATCTCCGTCCTTGCTTGTATATTCCGCATAAACCAAAGCCCTATTATTTGTGCTTGATACATTTGCATATTTTCTAATGACGGTTTGCGCTCTCGGATTGACTGATAAATTTGGGTCAACCTCAAGTCCGTAATGCGGAGCAAGGGACCCGGAAGTAATAGTTGCAGCGTCTTTCTTTTCCAGCACAAGATTTAATCCCAACTTATTGCCGGGAGCCGACTGACAAGCCGATTTCAAATCAAGAGACATAACGCCCTTCTTGTCCGCAGCAATATACTCCTTGAGCTGTTCGTGTAGCTGCTCATAAACAGATTTAATCTTTACTTCCCCGTTTTTACCTACTTCGGTAGAAGCCTTTACACGTAAAATGGCATTCTCCAATTCATTAACCTTCTCTTCAAAAGTCTTTTTGTCAATGCCGGCAAAATCCTTTTCCTTGATGTCATTTATGGAATCAGCGGCATCCTTTATGGATTTACGCAAATCTTCCAATTTCACTTCATCCGCAAGATAGCCTTTCACTTGTTTTTCAAAGGCTTCTCCCATTTTTTCGTCCAAAGATTCAAAAAACTTCTTGTTTTCTTCGGACAAGCCGGATGTGTCCATAAGTTCTAAAAATCCTAATTTCATACCGATTTTAGTTTTAATAAATTACATAATGATTTTTCTTCCGTTTTGCCATTACTGCCGGCTTCCATCCCTTTGGGTGGAGCAGGTATAACACCGTCCGGCCTAAAAGATGCAAGTGACATTGCTTTGGCTATAATTTTTTGCAAACGCTGTTGCTTGGTTGTACTCATATTTTTACATAACAAGGAAATTTCACCGCTTAAATCCTTATAAGCGTTTTCGTAGTCTTCAATTGACTTCAACCCCAAATACTCGGTTTCTCCATTACAGCCAATTGATACCACCGATATTTCATACAGCTTAACCTCTCTAACAATCAGGGCTTCTTTTTCGTAATCCCATTCGCAATTCTCCCATACATACTCATAACCAATAGAGAATTGATTAAGCGTGCCCGACTCAAGTTGTTTTATGGCCCTATCTCCAAGTTCAATCTCATCAATGCGCGCCTCAAAATAAAGCCCTCTATCATCTTCTTTCAATTCTGTAATAAATCCCAAAGGCTCTGACATGTCGTGCATCCAAAGGAGTATAATTTTGTCATTTGCCTGGCTTTGCGGCCCTCTTTCATTGATACTTTTTGAAAAGCAACCTTTCAATAGAATATCATGAGCCTTATCCATGTTTCCGAATACAGCAGCGTATCCGCTGATAGTCCGGCTTTCGGGGCTATATTGGACATCCTTCGAGTTTATGGAGAACAATTTATACTGCATCCCCATCTTATCTTTGTATTTATTTGTCATTGTTTCCATTTTCCTTACTGTTATTGACGTTATTTTCAACAGATGCACTGCTTGCAGCACTGCTATCAAAATCTCCTTTTGGATTATCCGGGTCAATATCTATGTATCTTGCAACTTCTATACGCGCCTCATCATGTGTTATCAAAAACTTATCTATCAATCTCTGTAAGGCATCAGCAACTTTAACCAAAGTATTGGCTTCTGTCTCCTTATTGGTTTGAAGGCATTCAACATCTGTAAAATCAATCTTAATAAAAACACCTTCCGGGCATATGGCTTTTGAAAGACATTCTGCTATCTTTCGGCTATCGGGAATGATTACGTCCTGATAAGCCTTTTTCCCGGCACTTTCAAGGTTGTCGTATTTGGCGTCCGTAAAAAGATTGGCATTTATGCCCATTGCATTGGCAATCTTATCTGTACACCTCTTATCCTCTTCATGAAGTTTTAATTCATCAGCATTAAAATCAAGAGGAAGCCATCCTAATTTGTAACGTGTCACCAAAATGGGATATTCCTTGTTTACTAAGCCATAATCACGTTTAAATCTGTCCTTTATATCCTTTTCATCTTCCGAGGAAAGGGCAACATTTCCCATCTGGTCAGTATAATCATTATAGAGCACGCCTTTAGGACCACCATTTACAAGCAATGTATAGCTTGCAGACATAGAAGCTACCCAGTTTGATATAGGCTGAGAAAGGCTATCTGAAACGGACTCAAATTTGACATCAGCAGTCGCACCGCTATTTATTACTATATTGCTGTCATATATTACAAGGTATTCATAATCCTCCAACTCTAATCGAGTTCCGTTACAGTCTATATATACACTTGATATAATATTTTTTAGTTCGTATTGGCGAAACACCTTACCGGTTCCTTCCATATGGAAAATCTCAGGTGGAATTATCCACATTGCCTTAGGAGTGCTTGTTTTTGTCGCTCTAACAAGAACAATTGGACAATAGCCGAATACCTTAAGACATATTTCAATTTGCTTTACAAATGAAGAGAATGTTTGCAGCGGATTGGGAGCGTTGAGTATATTACGTATATCGGCAAATGTCCTTTTTTCATTTCCATCCTTATCTACCACATAAGGAATACCACGGGACATCATAGAACCGATTTTATCAACTACAGTGAAGAAAGGCGTACAGGAAACAAGCGCTCCGGCTTTATCCAAATTGTCAGTCATGTCATAATATACTTTCCATTTGGAACGCCTTCCAAACAAATCGGACAAAAACCAGTAGTTTCCTGCTGCATCTCTTTCTACCCGATTTACATTATCATACATCGGAATAGACTTTTTATTCTCTGGCTTCCAAAATTTAGTAAATATGCCCATATACAAAGCAGGAGTGACAGCAAATAAATGCGGCCACTCCCATATATTTAGTGTTTTAGTCCATTAATACGGTTGCGTGCAACTTCACACGCTTGTAGTGACCCTACGTGTGCAAATATATATATTATTTAGACTAATTCCAAATAACAAACAGCATTTTTATGATTATTTTTTTGATTTTCTTTTTACTCTATCCGCTATACAACACAATACATACATTGCTTCATAGACATCTTTGCCGTCATAGTCCATTAGATTACGCATAAATAAGGACATTTTATTATCTCTCTTGAATTTAAAATCTCGAATTAGCCCCTTAAATGCTTCAATATAAGAAAGTTTCCCTGTATTTTCTTGCCTTGCCCACACATCACCTATTTCAGCCCTATAATCGCGTATATAATGAAGCATCGCCTGCGAAGTCTCAATGTTTACATCGGCACCAGCGACCAGCGCGGCGATTTCTTTGATGGGAATCAATTCTCCTATATACGCATCGTCCACATATATTGTATCATGTACAACATACGCTTTCGCATACAGAAAACGCCCATTAAGCAGTGGATGTATTTCTACAATTGGAATGCCGGAAAATGCGACTGTCGCAGCCTCATAGCTGTCATATTCAAAATCTCCGCGTTTTTCTACGGTTCCGGTAAGAGCATCTGCCCCATCATCATGTGCGTTTTTCCCGAACTTCCTAAAAGATTTTATCTCTGCATAAAATTCAGGAAAGAGCACTTCCCAACCTTCCGGCATATATGTAAGATTCATAACCTCAGCGGAGCGGGTAAATATTCGAACTTCCTTATTCCCCGACTGATGAAACCATTTTATTTCTGTTTCATTATTGCCCATTATGCGTGATTGCCGCTCTACGTTTCGGGCAAAACCACGTCCACCGTTATTGCTTTCGATATTAGCCACGGTTATTCCGTCCTTAGCAAGCATGGTTGCAACTTTCGGCTCCGTAACCTCCATAGGAGCGTCCGTATACAGTATGCTTAAAATAAAGTTGCCTATTTCTGTATCCACATAATCTATGGAACATAATCTGTCACTGCCCGTATCTGCGGTATCGGTATAATTTTTCCGAATGGCACGGTTGGTATATGGTATTTCCCTATAAGTCTTGAATGTACCGTACATAAGACCTTCTATAGGTGTAGGGTTCTGCATATATTGTGTTTCAAAGACGAATGGATTTATTCTATTAAGATTATGCAATTCATCCAATGTGTGTTTAAATTCCCACAAAGGAAATTCTTTCCCGTCCGCTTCTTTTTCTATGACCGGCAATGAAAGGACAGTCCATTGCCCTGGCTCTGTTTTCATAAGATAGCCGCACAAATCATTCTCATGCAGGCGCTGCATGATTATTACAATCGGGGTGTTTCGGCTGTTCACTCGGTTACGGATAGTAGTTTCAAAGCGTTGGTTAACCTTTTCCCTTTTCACGTCAGACAAAGCGTCCTCCGGCTTAATAGGGTCGTCTATGACAATGGCGCCGGAAAACCTTGTCCCCTTTAATATGCTATCTATTTCTTTTTCTGTTTCTTTATCATCTATATCGTCCACCTCTCCAGCGCCAAATCCCGTTATCTGTCCACCTGTTGACACCGCATATACACCACCGCCAGCTGTGGTACTCCACTTCTTTTTGCTGTCTGTTCCTCTCTTTATCTGGACATACGGGAACAACTGTTGATACTCTTCTGATTTAACTATGTCTCTAATCTCTTCTGAATTATCGTGAGCCAAATCGTCAGAATATGAGAGATGGACAAACTTTGAGGAAGGGTTGAGTGCCAATCCGTATGATATAAAGTTCTTTACGGCTAATTCGGTCTTTCCATATCGTGGTGCAATATTGATTATCAGTTTTTGAATTTTTCCGGAAATAACATCATCCAACGCATTACATATGCGTTCATGGTGTCTGCTCACCACAAATTTGCGCCCTGTTTTACTTTTAAAGAAAAATTTTGTGTAATTGAGAACGCCCGACATACAAAATGCTTGTAGATACCGTACACCGTCCATCATAGCCTTTCTATCAGTTTCTTTGCTTCCTCGACACTTATGGGTTTGCTGGTATTCATCTCTATTTCGGTAGGCTCATCAAACCCAAGCATTTTACATATACGCTCAATAGCCTTTATCTTATCATAAAGTTCTATCTTCACATATTCAACATCTACAATTTCCGGAGCATCACTTGTTCCGATATTTTTTTTCAATATTTTGGTGGATATGCTTTTTATTGCTGATTTCTCTTTGTCAGAGAGTTCATCAAATTCTTTACGCTCTATCCATGTATTGTGCATACTGGCAATGGATGAAAAAGCTATACCGGACAATTCTTGTAGAATGCGTTCTTTAGTTATGTCTGATTTGTTTTTTTGTTCTTCCTGCAACTCTTTAACCCTTTGGGCTACATTTGGGTTAGACAACAATTTGCAAGATTCTTCCCACACTTGTTTGTCTCTCATCTTCTCGCACGAATAGGCACGACGATAAGCATCGGAAGCATTGCCGCTTTCGATGTAGTAGTTGCAAAAATTCTCTTGTTTGATTGTAAGTTTTTTCATGTCTTTTCGTCAGTATGGGAAGCATGCCACTTGACATGCTTTCGCAAAGATATGTAATTATTTGGAATATCATACCTATCTATCCGAAATAACTGGTATAATTATCGAAAATATTTATCTCCCCACTTCCTTATTACTTCTTAAAAACATTTACATAATCAATAACTTTCCGATTAGCTTCATCAACTTTTTTCATATCGAAACGGATATAGATGTCGGTTGTTGTACTGTTCGCCCAACTATGCCCAAGCGCGTGGGCGATTACCTCTTTGGGGACATCGAGTTCTGCCGCTACCGTGGCCCATGTGTGTCTTGCCCAATATGAGGACAAATCAGGGAATAAAGGATTTCTACTCTTTTTCCCTCCCAATCCCTTCCTTTCTGTCTCTCCAATCTGTTTTAACCCTATTCCCATACGATGTAGGAAATCCTTGTAATTTCCGTAGTCATCCATTATATTAAGAAGATAATCCTTCCCTTTGTATTTCTCAATTATAGCCTGCGCTTCCGGTTCTACTTTAATACTGTATAATTTCCCCGTCTTAGCTCTTTTATATTCAAAACGACCATTTACCAATGCAGAATGTTTTGCGTTGAACAAATCAGCTGCATTTACCCCTATGAGATAAAACATGAGCATGAACATATCCCTATATCTAATCTGGTATTCTTCACATGGATAATCTCTCAATAACCTAAGTTGTTCTGCTGTAAGGCTGCGTTTTCGGGTTTCCTCTTTCTTTATTGAAAACCTTCTGAATGGATACAATGTTGTGTACTCCTCATCAATGGCGTAGTTGAATACACTACGTATGTTCCGTAAATGAATAGCGTAGGCATTAACCTTCATCGTCTTTGCCATCCACGCTTCAAAGTTTTCCAGCCATGACTTATCCATGCTCTCAAAAGTACAATGACTATCGTATTCCTCAATCTTGTTTCTTGTGGTTGTATATATAGACTTAGTTCCCTGATTAGTTTTCTTGGAAACGAATTCATCAAGATAATAGAGAAACGTCTTTTGATTTTCAACCTTGCTACTTATAGCGTCCTCTATCAACTTCTTCAAAGCTTTGTCTGTAGTTGATTTCAACTTTTCTTGTTGCTCTAAAGTAAATATTACTGTTTCCGCCTTGTTTATTATTCCACGGGCAACTATATTTCTCGGCTTGTAATTTTGTGCACGCACAGAATATTCGTTCCCATTCCATTCTTTTTCCGATGCACTTAGCTGCGTAGCTATCATTATTTGTTTGTTGTGGAATACATTCAACTTTATCGGATAAGTACCATCTTTTTTTTGTCTTCTTTTATCAAGGTAGAATTTAACCGTTGCCAT